TGCAGCCGGGCGAGGCGGCGCACGAGGGTGGCGGTGCTCTGGGCGCGCTTCTCCTCGGCCGTCTTGCGGCGCGGCTTGGGCAGCAGTTTCTTTATGTCAGGGAGAGGCACCGTGCGGGTGAGCCGGTAGGCTGCGGCCAGCTTGTGGCGGCGGTAGGGTGCCTCGGCGAGAGGGACGACCTTGCCGACGACGCCGCAGACGTAGTGGTCGCCCTGCAGCAGCTCGTAGTGGTCCCCGGCAATCGTAAGGACGACGTCGGTGCCGCGCTTGTAGACGCTGTCCGCAGCCCATGCCTGCAGCGTCGGGCGCTCCCGGGCGCTGCGGCCGAGGTAGTCGGCGATGCTCTCGGCGCGGATGCCCAGCCGGGCGAACGCGGTCAGCACGTGGCCGATCGCCGAGCCCTTGATGAACTTGCGCCCGCTGATGTGGCGCAGCAGCGCGGCGGTCTCGGCGGTGTCGAACCCGGTGACGGCCGAGATGGCGCTCGGGCCGCAGTAGCGGTTGCTGGAGCGCCTGGCGCGCACCGGCGCGCCTAGGGTGAGCGGGGCGCTCACGGGTACGCCCGGTGCTGGCGCAGCGGCCAGATTTCGACCACGCCGTCGCCGTCGGGCAGCTCGTCAACCACGACGTGCGCTACGGTCTTGAGTACCTTGGCAACGCGGGTCTCGTTGCCGACGTAGACGAGGTGCGGGAAGTCCTCACCGAGCCAGCCACCCCGGTCGTCCGCCGGGCGCACCGCGTACTCGAAGTACGGGTCGGTGTCGCGGTGACGGAAGCTGCCGAGGATGCGCGGCAGGTGGGCGTCCGCGTTGGTGTGGGGAGCGTAGGCCATCAGAAGTTCCACGGACGAGCGGCGAGCGTGTTCGCCAGCTGGCGAGCCTCGCGCTTGCCCTCGACATCGTAGCGCGCGATCTGCTCGCGGCGGCCATTGAAGATGCGGGTGATGGTGAGGGTGGCCGAGCGGGTCGCGGACCCGACAGTGTATTCGGCAGCAAGAACAGGTGCGTCCATGTGTGGTCTCCGTTGCAGACACCATCCTTCTACACGTGCAACTGGGGGGTTGCAATACCCTCCTGAAATTTTTTTTTTCGATATCGAGTTGACGGCGTGCAACCCGGGAGTTCAGTAGGGTGCTTCCCGCAACGGAAGGGAGTTCACGCCTATGCCGGTCCTCGACCGAAGCCACTACAGATGCGCCTCTGACAACGAGCTTGTCCAGACTGTGAGCGAGAGCCTGCAGCCCACGGAGCTTGAGATCGTCCTGTCCGAGCGCCTCGCAGACTACATGCTGCAGGACGAGAACGCCGCCTCGGTAGCTCGCTCGCTGATCCGGGCACAGGACCGGATCGACCAGCTGGCCCGCGACAACAAGCTGCTCGCGCAGCAGGTCGCAGCCCTCCAGACCCAACTCGACATATAAAGGAGAATGCAATTGTCTATCCAGCTTAACATCGACGCCATCGACGCGAGCGATCTGCTCGCCCAGCTCACCACCCTCGCGCAGGCGCTCGCCGGAAACACCGCGCACATCAACAGCATCTCGTCCTCGCCTTTGGGAACCACCGCACGCGGCAGCACCGAAGCGGAGGCCAAGACCACCCGCTCGCGCAAGACGGCGGAACCCAAGGCCGAGCAGGTCAACGAGACCCCGGCTGAAACGGGAAACGCAAACGACGTGACTGCCGACGCTGCGGCCAGCACTTCGGAAGCGTCTGCCCCCGCTGCGGAGGGTGAAGGCAAGAAGACCTACGCCGACGTCCGTGCCGCGATGCTCAAGCTGACGACGGCGAAGAGCCGCGACGCGGCGATCGAGCTGCTCACGAAGTACAAGGTCGGCAAGGCGCAGGAGCTGACCGAGGACCAGTACGAGGGGGTCATCAAGGACGCCCTCGACGCTGCTGCAGCGGAATAGCGGCATGCTGTCCCCTTTTGTCACCCGCAGACGGCTGGAAGACACGCAGGAAGAGCTGCGGCAACTCCGGCAAGCCCTCCAACGCCGCGAGCAGGCGGCAGCGGAGGACGAAGGATACATCGCCTCGCTACGTGAGGAGAACGCAACGCTGAAGGCGTGGGTCATGGAGCTGAAAGTAAAGCTCTCCCACGCCTGCGGTCGCGACCCCGAGACGGGCAGGTTTACGAAAGAAGGGAGTTTGTAATGGCGCACGCAAGGTTCGCCCCATCGGGAGCGCATCGGTGGATGCGTTGCCCGGGGTCGCTCGTGCTGACCGACAAGGCCGGGGACCGCAGTAGCGGCTTCGCGGACGAAGGCAGCGCAGCCCATGAGTTCGCGGCGTGGCTGCTGCTCAACCGGCCCAGTGTCGAGGAGCAGGAAGCCGCGATCGACGTGATGTTCACGACGATCAACGGCAAGGAGTATTTCCTCACCAAGGACATGCTCGGCCACATCCGCGACTACGCCAAGCTGGTCGACGAGTACGCCGCCGGTGGCGAGCTGCTCGTCGAGGAGAGGGTCCACCTGTCGGAGGTCATGGGAACGCCGGACTGCTACGGCACCAGCGACGCGATCATCCTGCACGAGGGTCGCATCGTCGTGGTCGATCTGAAGTACGGCATGGGGGTCAAGGTCGATGCGTTCAAGCGCACCGATGCGGCCAACATGGACACGATCCCCAACGAGCAGATGGCGCTCTACGCGCTGGGCGCTCTGGAGACGTTCGACTACATGATCGGCGACATCGAGCGGGTCACACTCGTTGTCCACCAGCCCCGTCTCAACCACGTCAGCGAGTACGAGTGCACGATCGGCGAGCTGCAGGACTTCGCCCTGCGCGCCAAGGGTGCCCGCATCACGGCGGACACCGCTCGCAAGCAGCACGAAAACCCGACGGGTGACCTCAAGTTCGAGGACTTCCTCCACCCGGGCGAGGAGCAGTGCCGCTTCTGCAGCGCCAAGCCCAATTGCCCGGCGCTGCGCAAGCAGGTCGACAACACGGTCGACGACGACTTCCGCGACATGCTGGAGGCGACCCATATCGACGCGGATCAGCTGTCCGAGGCGATGAAGCGGGTCGGCATGATCGAGGACTGGTGCAAAGGCGTCAGGGCCGAGGTCGAGCGGCGCTTGCTGTCCGGCCAGCCGGTCAAGGACTTCAAGCTCGTACAGGGTCGTCAGGGCAACCGTGCGTGGTCCGACGCGAAGGAAGCCGAGGCGCTGCTCAAGTCGTTCCGCCTCAAGCAGGACCAGATGTACACGATGAACCTGATCAGCCCGACCACAGCTGAAAAGCTGCTCGCTGCTGCAGCCCCGAAGCGCTGGGAAAAGGCCAAGGCCCTGATCACCCGCGCCGACGGTAAACCATCTGTGGCCCCGGCCACGGACCCACGGCCAGAGATGGTCATCACCCCGGTCAGCGACGATTTCGCTGACCTGACGCAAACGGAGAATTGATTATGCGTCTTATGCTCAAGAACGTGCGTCTCGCCTTCCCGGCGATTTTCGAACCCGCCGCGATCGGCGACGGTGAGCCTGCCTACGGTGCCAAGCTCATCCTCGACCCGGACGCCGATTACATCGCCGAGGTCAAGAAGGCGGTGATGTCGGTCGCAAAGGAGAAGTGGAAGGACAAGGCGGCCGATATCCTCGCCGTCCTCAAGGAGGACAAGCGCATCTGCTTCGTCGAGGCCCCCTACAAGGACAAGGATGGGCGGATTTACGACGGCTTCGAGGGCAAGTTCTCGCTCTCGACGCGCAACCCGACTGTCAAGCCCAAGGCGTTCGGCAAGAATGGCAAGGAAGTTGGGAAGAGCGACGGGGTCATCTACCCGGGCTGCTATGTCCACGCCTCTGTGGAGTTCTGGGCGCAGGACAACCAGTGGGGCCGCCGCATCAACTGCAATCTGCGCGGTGTGATGTTCGCCAAGGACGGCGACAGCTTCGGCGGGTCCACCCCGGCGTCGGCTGACGAGTTCGAGGGCCTCGCGGTCGAAGACCCCGACGATATCTTCTGATCAACCCGGAGCCCGGCCTGACCGGGCTCCCAACCACAGGAGAACCTCGTGGCTAAAACACCACAGGCTGGCGACAACCATGTCGCGGCCGAGCAGCTCCGGCTCTTCATCGAGCGCATAGAGCGGCTGGAGGAGGAAAAACAGGGCATCGCGGACGACGTCAAGGACGTCTATCTGGAGGCGAAATCGCAGGGGTATGACGCCAAGATCATGCGCGAGATCGTCAAGCTGCGGAAAATGGACAAGGATCGCCGGGACGAGTTCTACGCGCTCCTCGACACCTATTCGCATGCTCTTGGCTTGGACCTCTTTTAGGTGTAACTGGAGCTACCGGATGGTTGACTTCGTCGCTATCCGGTAGCTCCTTCTTTCCGGTGGGTCGCGCGGTTCCGTTGGCTGCGCGGCCCTCCTGAAAGAAGGAGCACAACGGCTTGTCTGTCCTACTACTCGACACGGAAACTTTCTGCGACCGGCCCATCAGGGACGGCCTCTTTGCGTACGCCGAGGTGTCCGAGACAATCATCATCGCCAAGGCGTGGGATGACGAGGACGTCGAGGTCTACTCGACCGAGGACGTGCCTGACTGGGCCGCGCAGCTGCAAGCGGAGATCGACTTCGCCGACGAGGTCGTGATCCACAACAGCCCGTTCGAGCGCCACACGCTCGCCAAGTACGGCATCACTATCCCGGTGGAGAAGATCACCGACACTGCCATCTTGGCGCTCCAGCACGGCTTTCCGGCCAAACTGGAGACCCTCTGCAGCATCTTCGAGTTGCCGGTGGACAAGGCAAAGGATAAAGCGGGCAAGGCGCTCATCCAGTTGTTCTCCAAACCGCGCCCGAAGAACATGAAGTTGCGGAGGGCGACGCGTGACACCCACCCCGAAAAATGGGCCGAGTTCCTCTCCTACGCCGGGTCGGACGTGGTGTCGATGCGAGAGCTACACCGGCTTCTGCCCCGATGGAATGCAAGTCCGGGTGAGCAGAAGCTATGGTGGCTCGACCAGACGATTAACGACCGTGGTGTCCAGATCGACCTTCAACTCGCCGAGGCTGCCGTCCGAGCTGCTGCACGAGCTACTCGATCTTTGGCCGATGCTCTCAACGATCTGACAGACGGCGCGGTGGCCTCGGCCACGCAAGGCAAGCGGCTGCTGGAGTACCTGTCGGACGAGCACGATTTTGACCCGGGCGACCTGACCAAGGGTAACATCAAGGCGTGGCTCGCGAGCGCGATCGCCACCGACGAGGTCAAGGCCATCCTTGCCAACCGGCTGGAGGCAGCTGCCACCAGCCCGGCGAAGTACAAGGTGCTGATGAAGGGCTGCTCGGCCGACGGCCGCCTGCGCGGGACGCTCCAGTTCTGCGGCGCAGCGCGTACCGGGCGCTGGGGTGGCCGTCTGTTCCAGCCGCAGAACCTGCCGCGTCCGACCATGACGGCCGAGGAGATTGAAGACGCGATCGCGGCGATGATCGCCGATCTGGTCGAGCTGCTGTTCGACGACATCATGTCGGTCTGCGCCTCGTGCGTCCGGGGTGCGATCATCGCGGCACCGGGCAAGAAGCTGTGCATCGCCGACCTGTCCAACATCGAAGGGCGGATGCTCGCGTGGCTCGCCAACGAAGACTGGAAGCTCAAGGCCTTCAAGGACTACGACGCCGGGATCGGGCACGATCTCTACAAGATCACCGCCGGGATGATCCTCGGCAAAGATCCGGGCGACATCACCGGGAAGGAGCGGCAGGAATACGGCAAGGTTCCGGAGCTGGCTTGTCTCGCTGGCGATACCCGCGTGTTGACCGATCGCGGGCCTGTGGCTATCAAGGACGTTCGGCGGCACCACAAGCTATGGGACGGAACGGCATGGGTGAAACACGCGGGCCTTATCGACCGGGGCGAAAAGCCAACGATCACGGTTGCGGGCGTCAAGATGACCGGAGACCATCTGGTGCTGGCGTGGGGCCACTGGCTACCGGCAGCAATGGTCGCTTCCTCCCCGTCCGCGATGTCCCTTGCGAAGGCGACCGGTACGGAGAGCTTACTGTCGTGGCGCTTGAGCTTGGAGCAGCAGGGGGTGTGCGCGGCGTCCGCGTCCGCTGCAGTTGCGGGGCTGCCTCACATGTCGTCCATCTCAGTAACCTCCGGGCCGGTCGCTCGACGCGCTGCAACCGTTGCGCAAAGCGTGCCAGCGGCGGGTGGACGAAGCAGTGGTACAAGTACGCCGGAATTGTTGCTGACGACGCCCACCGGCGACGACTTTGCAACCGCATCGCGGCTGCCTACAACAGGTGCCACAACCCCACCGACCGAGGGTACCCCAACTACGGGGGGCGCGGTATCGAGGTCTGGCCTGCGTGGCGGGAAGATCGCAGCCTGTTTCTCGCACATCTGGCGTCGCTCCCGGGATGGGACGATCCTGCGCTGGAAATGGACCGCACCGACGTCAACCGGGGGTACGAGCCCGGCAATCTCCGGTTTGTCAGCCGCCGAGAAAACCGAGCGAACCAACGCACCGTCCAGCAGCTCCAGCGACGCGTCAGCGAGCTTGAGGCCTGTCTACGACATTGCCAATGCAGGGCCGCACAATCGCTTCACGATCCTGACTGACGACGGCGCGCTCGTCGTCCACAACTGCGGGTACCAAGGGTCCGTCGGCGCGTTCGCTGTCATGGGCGCGAACTACGGCGTCAGCCTGCCGGAAGAGCAGGTGCTCGACATCGTCAAGGGCTGGCGCAAGAAGCACCGGCAGACGGTCAACTTCTGGTACGACCTTGAGCGCGCCGCCATCGCGGCGATCCGCAACCCGGGCAAGACGTTCAAGGTCGGCTACATCAAGCTGCGCGTCGACGACCACGAAGGTTTCCGCTACCTGCGCATCCGCCTACCCTCGGGCCGGTACCTCTGCTACTTCCAGCCCGAGGTCGATCCGAACACCGGCAAGCTCTCCTACATGGGGATCGACCAGTACACCCGGCAGTGGAAGCGGCTGGCGACGTACGGCGGGAAGCTGTGCATAGCGAAGGGGACGCCGGTTCTCACGGAGCGCGGCTGGGTGGCAATCGAGCACGTGCGCCCCACTGACCGGGTCTGGGACGGGGTGTCTTGGGTGCGGCACGCGGGTCTTGACCTGCGCGGCGTTAAGGAGGTAATCTTAGCGCACGGTGTCACAATGACCCCGGATCACGAAATACTTACTTCGGGAGGCTGGGTGCGTGCATCACAGAGCAAAGGACTTGAGCGGGCTCCGTGTGGGCTTCCTGACGGTTACGACGTACGCTGGGAGCAACGGGAAGAAATCGCTATGGCACACTCTCTGCCTGTGCGGGGCGACGCCGGTGCATGCCGCCTCCGAGCTGGAGAAGTGGCGCAAGAGGGGAGCGAACCCCTCGTGCGGGTGCCAGCGGAAAAAGAGCATAGGAGCCTCGCAGACGACGCACGGGATGTCCAGCCACAAGGCCTTTGCGGTGTGGCGGTCGATGCTGGACCGCTGCCGCCTCCCGACGCACCAAGCGTGGGCGCGCTACGGGGGCAGAGGCATAGCGGTGTGCCCGGAGTGGCAGGCGTCTTTTGCGAAATTCTGGGCGGACATGGGCCCGACGTATCAGGAAGGGCTGACGCTGGAGAGGCAGGACAACAACGCGGGGTACAGCCCAACCAACTGCTGCTGGACCTCCCGCAAGGCGCAGGCCCGGAACACCCGGGTGAACCGCAGGGCCGACACGCCGTGGGGCTTCATCACGGTGGCCGAGATAGCAGAGAAAACAGGGTTGAACGTGACGACACTGCTCTACCGCCTCTCGCGGGGGGTGCGGTGCCCTCTTTTGATTTCCGCCCCGGACAGTTCGCGGAAGTTTTCGATCTACTGAATTGCGGCCCCCTGCGTAGGTTTACCGTACTCGGTGCCGACGGCCTTCCGCTGATCGTCCACAACTGCGAGAACGCGACGCAAGCCGCCTCGCGCGACGTGCTGGCGTACGGCATGCTCATGGCCGAGGAGCGCGGCTACCTGACCGTGCTGCACGTCCACGACGAGCTGCTCACCGAGACGCCGGACACCCCGGACTTCACCAGCGACGAGCTGGAGGAGATAATGGCAACCAACCCGCCATGGGCGATCGGGCTGCCGCTCGCCGCCGGTGGCTTCGAGACCTACCGCTACAGAAAGGACGACTGATGGATAACGCGATGGTGGACAGCGAGACGCTCGGTGTGCAGCCGGGGTCGATCCTGCTCTCGCTTGGGGCGACGATGTTCTGTCCCAAAACGGGACAGCTCGGTGCTGACTTTTATGTCAACATCGACACCCAGTCATGCCGGGACGTCGGGCTCACCGAGGACCAGTCGACCGTCGACTGGTGGAAGGATCAGTCCAAGGAGGCGCGAGCGATCCTGCTCCCTGACCGGGTACCGCTGCGCGAGGCGCTGGAGCGCTTCAGCATCTGGTGGATCAAGGCCGCTGCCCGGTTCTTCTGGTCGAACGGTGCGGCATTCGACGCGGTGCTGCTGGAGAGTGCGTACCGCGCCTGCGGGATGGAGCCGCCGTGGCAGTTCTGGAACGTCCGCTGCTGCCGGACGATCCTCGCGCTCGGGAACCGCAAGCCCGATCGCAAGGGCCTGATACCCCACTACTCGCTCCATGACGCGCAGTCGCAGGCCCGAGCGGTCGCCGCTACCCTGCGCACGGGGATCAAGCTGTGACGCCGGAGGGCAAGGTCAAGAAGTACCTGTTTGCGCTGGTCAAGGCGACCGGCGGGAAGGCGCGCAACCTGCGCTGGATCGGCCGTCGCCGCGCGTGCGACTGCCTTGTCTGGTGGACTTTCCCCCGCGCAGCGCTGGTCGAGGTCAAGGCCCCCGGGGAGGTGCCGAGGAAGAGCCAGATAGTCGAGCACCGGCGCATGCGCGCCGACGGCTGGCCGGTGTACGTCGTTGACAGCGAGGCCTCGGCCGACGCCTTTGTTGCGGAGATGACAGCTTGACCCTTTACGTTCCCCACGACAACCAGCTCGAAGCGATGGAGCACGTCTACGACGTGCCCCGGGGTGCGCTGTGGATGCCCATGGGCGGAGGCAAGACCGTCACCAGCCTGACGGCGTTCGCCAACCTCGACACCGTCGAGGACATCTTCCCGCTGCTCGTGCTGGGCCCCAAGCGCGTCGTGGCCTCCACGTGGCCTGACGAGGTCGAGAAGTGGGATCACCTGTCGCACCTGAGCGTGGTGCCCATCCTTGGCGAAAAGCGGCTGAGATCGGCTCTGCTGGGCCGCAGCGCGCCTATCCACGCGATCAACTACGACAACCTCCAGTGGCTGGTCGAGGAGCTGGGCGACGACTGGCCCTACCTGACCGTGGTGGCCGACGAGGTGACGAAGCTGAAGGGCTTCAGGCTGCGGCAGGGGAGCAAGCGGGCGCAGGCGCTCGCGAAGCGGGCCCACACCAAGGTGCGTCGCTTCCTCGGCCTCACCGGCACGCCCAACCCGAACGGCCTGCAGGACTTGTGGGGCTCGACGTGGTTCTACGATCAGGGCGCACGGCTGGGGCGCTCGTACACTGCGTTCGAGGACCGCTGGTTCACCAAGGGGTGGGACGGCTACAGCCTTGAGCCTCAAGAATACGCCGAGAAGCAGATACAGGACAAGCTGCGCGACATCTGCATGACCGTGAAAGGCCTGCCGGTCGACGAGCCGATCTGGGCCGACATCAAGGTCAAGCTACCGCCCAAGGCCCGTGCGATCTATCGCGAGCTGGAGGACGAGATGTTCGCCGAGCTGGAGGACGGCGCGGAGATCGACGCGGTCAACGCAGCGGTCCTGACCGGCAAGTGCCACCAGCTCGCCAACGGGGCGCTCTACACCGTCGCGGGCGGGGCCGAGTGGTCCGTGCTGCACGACGAGAAGATCGAGGCCCTGCAGAGCATCATGGAGGAGAACAACGGCGCGCCGCTGTTGGTCGCCTACAACTTCCAGTCGGACCTCGCGCGGCTGCTCAAGGCGTTCTCATTCGCCCGACACCTCGACGACGATCCGAAGACGATCCGCGACTGGTGCACAGGCAAGATCAAGATGCTGCTCGCGCACCCGAAGTCCGCAGGGCATGGGCTCAACCTGCAGGAGGGCGGTCATCACATAGTCTACTTCTCGACGACGTGGAACCTTGAGGAGTATATGCAAATTCTGGAGCGCATCGGGCCGATGCGTCAGAAGCAATCTGGGTTCGATCGGCCAGTATTCGCGTACCGGATACTTGCCGAGAACACTATAGACGAAGACATGGCAGAGCGGCTTGCCCGCAAGTTGACGGTGCAGGACGCCATGCTACTTGCGATGCAAAGGAGGAAAACGTGAACGACTACAGAAATCCTATGTGCGAGCACGAAACACCGTGGTACACGACCTGCTACCTCTGCGCTGCGAAGGAGCAGCAGGCCGCACAGGCGTACAGCGTGAAGCCGAGCAACCCCAAAGACGCCATCGCTACGGACAAGGCACCGCTCCATCTCGTGCCTGCTGCTTTCAAGGCCTACACCGCAATGGCTCTCGCGGAGGGTGCCATGAAGTACGGCGCGCACAACTGGCGAGCTGCGGGCGTCCGTGCGTCGGTCTACAAGTCAGCTCTCGACAGGCACCTCGACAAGTGGTGGAACGGTGAGGATTGCGACCCGGCCACCGGCGTGCCCCACCTCGCGAACGCGTGCGCGTGTCTGGCGATCCTGATCGACGCGCGGGTCAGCGAGAAGCTGACGGACGACCGGCCGCCAAAGCAGAAGCAGCTGGGCCAGCTGCTCGATGGCGCGGTCCCGACGACGATCGCAGGTCTGCGACGCGTGTTCGGGTCAGCCGACCCCAAGCACTGGACCATCGACGACGAGCTGCAGGCGGACGAGGGCTAGGCGTACTTCTGCGCGAGGGCGGCGGCATCAACCCTGCCGCCCTTAGCCAGCAATGGCATCTTGCCCTTCAGCACCGCTTCCATGACCTCGTCGGCCGACATGCCGAGCAGGTCCGCCGTGTAGCCGATGCGCTTCTCCATGGACGCCAGCCACGGCTCGGCTTCCGATGCGAGGCCCGTGTCCTCGCCACCGCCCAACCACATCGCCGCTTGGTACTGCGCCGGGGAGACCCCGAGCCTCTTGGCCTGCTCCTGCTGCCACGCCTCGTAAGGCCCGTACTCGTTGGCGCGCGGCATCGCGTCCCACAGGACGGGATCTTTCACCGCGTCGTCCATGGACAGGTAGCCCTTCTCGACCCATTCCTGCGGGCGATATGCTGCCAGATCCTGCGCACCCTCTTTGAAGTTGGCAACCGAGCGCGAGACCTCTTCACCGGGCAACCCCGGGTACCGAGCCAGCAGCGCAGCCATGGCCGTCTCCGGATCGCCTTTCGTCCCGGCCTTGACCGAGGTGGCGAGGAACCGGGGATCGCGGGACAGGATCGCCGGGAGGCGCATGTTGTGCGTGTCGATCGTGACGTTGTTCTGGTTGCCCTGCAGGTTCGTCGAGAACGACGCGGGCTTGGGGTTCTTGAACACGTCCCAGCCGCCCCGCTCGGTGACGTCGAGCGCGTTGCTGCGGTGGTTGTTCTGGGCGACCGAGCCGTAGCCCGGCGCGGGCTTGTCGGGGAACGGAAGGTCGTTGCTTGACAGGTAGTTGTAGTAGGTCGCGGTGCGGATGTTGTCCGGCACCTTCGAGCGCGGGCTCGTCGCGCTGACGAGATCCATCAGGCGAGCGTAGCGCGAGGTGCCCTCGTCCTCGCCGTGGATCGCCAACATGCGCTCGCGCAACGGGTCCGTGTTGTACCAGTTCGCGCCGCCCCCGGCGAGGCCACGCTCCACCGTCGCGTTGACGCCCTGCTCGACGTCGGGGTTCGACAGCAAGTCGGCCATGCGCGCCGAGGTGCCCTTCTTGGGGCTGTAGCGCGGCATCTGGGTCTGGGGGACGTCAGGCACCTTGCCGAGACCGCTGTAGTCGAACAGCGCGCCGGTGCGGCCGTTCTCGCGGACCCAGTCGGCATAGGCTTTCTTCTTGCCCCCGGCGACCTTGAAGGCGTCGGCCGCGAGGTCGCGGCCCTTGCCCGAGCCCGTCTTGAGGATCGCCGGAGCGGTCTTCACGGCCTTCTTCGCCGCCGCAGCAACGCTCTTGCGCTCGGCCTTTTTGGTTGTCGCCTTGACCGCGAAGTCGATCGCTTCCTCTAGGAGCTTGCCCTTTACGCCCACGATACGAGGCCTCCCTGCGCATATTTGCGGTCGCCAGCCTGATCGGCAAGCTTCCTGACCTTGGTCTTTCTGTACGACGCTGCGGCGGGTTTGCCACCCACTTTCCCCGTGTACCCTTGGTACCCGTACTCCTTGATGAGCCGGTCCAGCTGCGCGCCGCGCACACCCTCGGGCGACCCGAAGTCGTAGGCGTTGACGAGCTTGGCGAGCCCCTCGGGATCGGCGACGGTATCGTAGAGCCCGTTCAGCTCGCCCTCGTAGACCGAGCGCAGGTCGCCGCGCCGCTGCAGGAGCGCGTCCTCCATCCCGACGGTCCCGGGCTCGCCGGTGTAGAAGTAGGTGCGCTCCGGCGAGCCCAGCTTGCCGATCCACGGATACTCGCGGCCCTTGTGCCCGGTGCCGATGAACGACGGGTCCAGCTCGGTCAGGTCCGGCCCGGCGTTGCTGAAGTGGACGCCCCGCACGTTGTCGACCGGAGCCTTGGGCTGGATCAGCGGCTGCAGGTAGTCGGGCACGCCCCCGGCCGTGTCCGGCGGGATGTACTCCGGCGGCAGCAGGACGGCCTTCTGCGGCGCGAACTGGAAGTCCGGGCTGTTGGCGTACTTGGCGACGATCGCGCGCAGCTCCTCGGGATCACCGAGCGCCTTGGCGTCTTCGAGAAGGTAGGGATAGGGCTCGTCGCCGTTGTACCGGCGCAGCAGGCTTGCCCGCTCGTCGAGCTTGTGCTGGGCACCGCGCATCGGGCCGAGGATGTCGGCGTTGATCGGGCTGTAGTTGACGAAGCTGTTCTGGCCGCGCGTCTCGGCGAGCAGCGCAATCCGGGCTTCCGGCGACAGCATCTGCCAGTGCGAGGCGTACGCCGCCTCCTCGCCGCCGGGGCGGAAGGTCGAGCCGTTGAGCGCGTGGCCGAAGTAGTCGTGCACCGCGCGGAACATCTCGTTGCTGTTGAGCCCCGTCTCCGGGTCGACCGCGTTGAGGAAGTCGTGGCGGTCGCCACCCCGGAAGACGTTGAGGTTGCCGTTGCCGTAGACGTCACGCATCATCGCGCTCGGCGTCGGGTATTCACCCGATCCGAAGTGGTACTGCATGCTCACCGGCAGGTGCTTGAACTGCTGCGCAGCCTCGTCCTGCAGCGCGGAGTAGGAGCGCTCCAGCAGCTGGTCGGCGTTCTGCACGCCGAGCCGGTCCATCATCTGGGGGTACATCTCGCCGTAGCGCTCGAACAGCGCGTGCTTGTAGGCGGGGTCGTCCTCCTGCGCGTGCTGGAAGACCCGGGCGATGCCGCTCTGCTTCTCCAGCGACGTCTTCGGCGCAGGCATGTTGTGGTCGTAGTTGCCGAGCGTGTAGTCCTGCGCCACGCGCAGCGGCTGGTTCTTCTCGGGGTCCGCGATGATCGCCCGGATGGCGTCGATGTTCGGCGCGTCGGCCACCTCCGGCACGATCTGAGGCTGCGCGTGCGTCGGGATCACCGTCTTGAGGTCGCCTGCGTCACGTACCGCGAACCGCGCCACGTCTTCCACGGCGTCCACACCGCTGTGAAGCAGGCGCTGGAGCACGCGCTTGCCGCCCGATGCCAACGGCCCGAGGGCAAGGGGAAGCAGGTTGGCGGTCGCTTCGATCGACGTGTCGAGCCCCGAGGGGCCACCTTCGATGCCGAGTGCTTTGTGCGCCCCGTACTCGCCCAGTGTCGCGGCGAACGGGAGCGCGGAGAAATCGTAGGCGTCCCAGCCGCCGAGAGGATCGTACAGGTAGCTGGCGGCCTTCGCTGCTGTCTTCTCGGGCACACCAAGAGCAGTCGCCCCCTGCTCCACCTTGCGTGCCGCCCAGCGCGCGAACGGTGCGAGGCTGCTATCTTTGGTCGGGACGTCGCTGATCGAGCCCGTCGACGGGTCGTTCCGCCGGGCCTTGGGGCCTTTCTCGATCAGGCTCTTCAGTGAGGTGTCGCGGCGCTTGGGGAGCTTAACCCCAAGGCTGTCGGCGAGCGCGCCCACCTACTGCGCGCCCTGCGTGCTGGCAGCCCGGATAGCCTGCCGCGCCACGTCCGGCGGCACGACGGTGCCGTCCGGCAGGTGAACGCTGCCGTCCTCGCCGAAGTCCGCCCCGGGGCCGAACACCGCCTCCAGAACGGGGAAGCGCGCGGAGACCCCGGCCGGAGCCTCGCGCGGCTGCTCTTCCTGTGGTGGCTGGTTGCCGTAGAGCTGGGACAAGCGGCCGATTTCGGTGCCGAACAGCGCCGTCTGGGGGTTGTCGACGAGGTACTTGCCGAGCGGGTTCGACGACATCTTGCCCGCCATGTCACGCTTGGCGAAAGCCTTCGTGATCGGCCCCGTCGCCTGCCCGTACTTCTCGGCCAGCGCGCCCATGAGGCGTGGAGACCCCGCAAGGAGCGCCGGTGCAGCGGTGGGGCTTACGAGGCCCATCAGGGCCGCTGTGGTGCCGCCAGCGGAGATTATGTTCTGCAGCCCCCGAGGGCTCCACGAACTCGTCTGCTGGCCCGCCAGCGCCGGGACAAGGGTATCCGCGCCGTAGTCCTCCAGCAGGTCGCCCAGCTCCTTGCGCCGCCCGTAGTTGGTGTTGGCGTTGTTGCGCAGGATCGACTGCAGCTTGCGCATGGCCGTGTCCGGGCTGGCGTTGTTGCCGAGCGACAGGGTCTTCTCGACCTCGCGCACCTGCGTCGACGCCTTCTCGTACTGCTTCATGACCGTGGCGTAGGCCGGAGCCTGCCGGACAATCTCGCGCTTGACCGCGTTGTATGCGGTCGAGACGGCGCGCGCGGCGGCGCGGTTCTCCATCGGGATTTCGTTGGCGATGTCACCGATCGCCTGTTTGAGCGCATCAAGCCCCTCCGGCGTGTGGAACTCGGCAGGGTCGAGGCTCTTCCAGTGCTGGACCAGCTCGTCGACCTTGGCCCATGCGGCCGCAGCACTCTTGTCCTTGACCTCGCCCTTGAAGAAGCCGGGCGCGCGCGCCTTGGCGAGCGCCGCGTCGATATCGTCGAACGGCAGCACGGTGGCGTCCTTCGAGATGTCGACCATGCCGCTCTTGTACCGCTGGGAGGCCTCCTCGCGCATCGCGGCGACGGCGTCCTTGGCCTGCGTGACGATGTCCTCGACAGGCACGTTGCCGCGCCGGTTGGCGCGCAGCGCTTCGAGGGCAGCACCACCTTCGCGGCCCGCATCGCGCGACGCTGCCAGCGCCGAACCCCCGACACCCGACGGCATACCGAGGATGTGCGAGGCGGCGGCTTCGCCGGTGCGGCCGACAGCGCGTGCGGCTGCGGGCACTTTGGTCGCCATCATGATAGGGTCGATCGCCGCGCCCGCTTCCGCGACCTTGACACCTATCTGGCCGAGCTTGCCGGGCAGACGCGCAGCACCGGCACCCCCGGCGGTCAGCACGGTGGCGGCGTCTGCCGTGACCCCGGCGGGGTCTTCGGCGATGGCCTTCTTGAGGCCGTCCTCGCTGCCGTATCGGGACATGAAGTAGTTGCCGACGGCGTCAACCGTGCCCTCGTCGAAGTCGATCGTGCCGGTCGGGTCCAGCTTGGTCAGGATACCGCCGACGAGCTGGCCGATCGAGGACAGCGTGTCGATCGGATGCAGGACCGGCTGCGCGAGCCCCTCGGCGAGCCCCATCGCGCTCTTGGGCAGGTTGCCGAGAGCTTCGAGCGGAACGTCGCCCCACGACCGATTGTCCGGCGTCGCGCTGCTGGCAGGAATGTCAGTAGGCTTCACTGCGCCCGGCGCGAGACGCTGGTCGCGGGCGACGTTCGGGAAGATCGGTGCCAGCTCGTCTACCGGCCCGAGGTCAGCGATGTTGCCGCCCAGCTTGGCGTAGATGTTGCCGTAGGACTTGATGACACGGTCCATCTGCTGCTGGAACTGTTCATCGCTCTGCGTCGGATCGAGCGCCGCGACGCTGCTCTTCAGCAGCTTCATGTCGGCATCCGAGGTGTTGCCCCCGAGCCCGCCGCCGTTCTCGCTCTCGCTCTTGATCTTCTGCAGGCGGTCGAACGCGGTGTTGGCACCGACGTTGTCCAGCAGCGCCGCGACGTTCTTTGCCGACGTGCCGCCGGGACCGTACTCAGTCAGGAACTGGTTGCCGAACCCGGTCGCGCCGAACGCGTCCCGCGAGAGCTGCTTGAGCCGGATGGTGTTGGCGACCACCGTCTTGAGCTGGTCCATCAGCTCCGAGGTGTCCTTGACGCGCTTCTTCTCGGTGAGAGCGGCCTTGCCCTCCAGAATGGTGGCATTCGCCTCCGCGCCGCGCGCCTCGGCTGCAGCCTTGCGCGCAGCGAACGGCAGCTCGGCCTCGGTCTTACCGGCCGTGGCTTCAGCGCCGCGCGTCGTCGCGTCGAACTTGCGCGCGATCGGATCGGCCTGCCCCTCCGCGTGGCCGTCAAACTGGTCGAAAGGGTTGCCCTGCATCATCGACCTCCGAGGAACCGTGCGGCTGAACCCTTGCCGTACTTCGCTTCAAACTGGGCCGCAAGGCCGGGATTGCGTATCAGGTACTCGATCGCCGCTGCTGGAGGGCCGCTACCGGCCCCTCCAGCGCCCGGCTGAACGACAGCACCGGTGTAAGGGTCGCGCGCCCGGCCCATGGCGTCGAACGCCAGCCGCTGCGGCTTGGCGGCCGTCGTCAGGTACTTCATGATCAGGTTGTCGGAGTTCTGCTCGCTCTTGATACCCGCCATCTCGCGCGCGGTCAGCAGCTCCTGAACGGCCTTGGTCTTGTTGATCCCGAACTCGCGCCGGTTGGCGACATCGCTTGACAGGGTCTGAGCGACGTTGCCGAGGGTCTCGTACCACTTGCCGTTCTCGGTGGGCTTGGCGAACGCCGCTGCGAGCCCGAACCAGCGCTCGGCCGCGCTCGGGCCCTTCTGGGCGTTGATCGCGTCGATCGCGGTCTGGTAGGCCTGCGCGAGGCGCTGCTCCCGGGCGTCGGCACGCTTGGTGAAGTAGCCGAGGTTCGGCTTGTTGCCCGCGCCCAGCGCGCCCGAAGGGATGCCTCCGAGCGTGTCCAGCTCCGTGGTGCCGTCGCCATAGATGTCTTCGTCTTCCATGCCCGCCCCTTACTTCGCTGCGGTGCCGCCGAGGCCGAGCATGCTGCCCACCCCCAGCGCGGTCGATGCGATCGAGCCCAGCTGCGACAGCGTCGAGCCGCTCGGTATCTTGCTGCTGGACACCTGCGCCGTAGCGTTCGGTACCGCTGCCGATACCCCCTGCAGCGCCGCGATCTGGTTGTTGAGCTGCTGCTGCGCGTACGCCTGCTGTGCCTGATAAGCCTGATAGGCGGCGTCGAGGTTCGACTGGTTGAGCGCCTGCTGCTGGTTGCCAACACCGGTGACCGCTGCCGCGCCTGCCAGACCCTGCTGCTGTTGCTGCTGCGCGAGCTGCGCGAGGGTGCTTGCGCCCTGAAACTGGTTCGCCGTGTCCTGATTGTAGAGCCCGGCGAGCGTCGACCCCTGATTGGCGAGGAACGCACGGTCGGCCTCGGACAGCGCGGCCTGCTGGCCGCCCAGCGTCGAGAACAGCTGCGCGCCCTGATACATGCCCTGCTGGTCCTGCCCGGCGAGGTTGCCGACAGTCGAGGCCAGCGCCCCGTAGCGCGACAGGTCGCCCTGCGCGATATTCTGCGCCTGCGTGTAGCCGGTGTTGAGCGCGGCGGCCTGCTGGGCCGCAATCTCGCTCATGGCGTCGCGAACCGACCGGCCCATCAGCTCGGCCTGCCGGGTGCCGCCATACTGGCCTGCGCCGATCATCGTGTCGGAAATGCCGGGCAGCACCTGTTCGTTGAGCGTGCGGACGCCCAGCTCGCCGATCCGGTTGACGACGTTGTCCAGATACGGGCTCATGTACTGGTTGGTGATGTCGGCCGTGCTCAGGCCCGCCGTGTTGATGTAGGGCTGCGCGGCGGACAGGCCGCTCATCTGCGCGCCGGACGCGCCCATCGCCCCGGCAAGCCCGAGGTTCTGCTGCGCGGCGGCCGTCGGCGAAATCTGGCTGGCCTGCTGGAAGTAGGGCTGCGCGACGGCGCTGCCCGAGCGGCCGATCGCGCCGGTCAGGGTGCTCTGCGCGTTCGACAGCGACGGCTGGTAGCTGGTCGCCGCCTGCTGCGTCAGGTTGAAGCCCGCATTCTGCTGCGGGGTGAACCCGGCAACGCGCGGGCCTTGGTAGGCCTGATACGGCTGCGCGGCGAGAGCATTCTGGTTGGAAAGCACCTGCTGCGCGTAGTTGGTGTACCACGACGGCAGCACCGTCTGGGAGATGGTGTTGGTGACTTTTGCGGCCATCAGACGCGCCCTCCCCGCATGTAGGCTTCAGGCTTCTTGGCGTTCACGCTGAACTTGCCTTTCGCGAGGTGCTTGCCCTTGTGCTTGCGCAGGTTGACGCGCAGCTGATCGAGGCGCTCCGCCCCGGCCTTGCTCGAACCGTCGCCCAGCAGCGCCACCGTCTCGGCGTCGACCACATACTCGCCGTCGCTCAACATCGCCGGGATGTCGTCGCTGCGGCCAGTGCCGGGGCCCTGCACGGCGAAGCTCTCACGCTTCGCAGGCTTGCTGTCGCCCTTGCCGATCTTGCCGCCCTTCTTGTAGCCGGTGGCGTAGTTGAAGTAGGCGCGCTCCGGGTGCATCCCGGCCGTCAGCCAGTCCTCCTCGGTCAGACCACTGAGGTCTTTCCGTCCGAGGGTCTTGAAGATGCCGTTGGGGTCCGGCAGTTTCGCGTTGAACACCGACGGCAGGTAGGAGTTGGGGTCCGTCATCAGGTTCGCCCACGGGTCCGCCTTCTTTTTCTTCTTGATGGCCGCACCCGCGCCGCCAAGCCCGGCAGCAGCGGCCATAGCCATCTGCCCGGCCGTCGGCTTGTCGACCATGAAGGGCGACTGCGTCGGCAGCTGCGTCTGGGGGAAAGACAGCGGCGTCGTGAAGCTCTTCTGCAGCTCGGCCGAGATGTTCGCCGGGATGCCGCCCGAGGGGGTCGCAGCCGGTGCGTACCCGGACAGGTCGGCCGGGGTCCAGTTGCCGATGGTACGGGTCGACATACCGCTCAGCTCGGGCGAGATGTTCGCGGGAAGCGCAGCTTGCCCCGTGGCCGGAGCCGTCGCGCTCGGGCCGGTGCTCGGCATGCCCTGCTTCGTCCAGTAGCTCGCGAGGCCGGTGCCCAGCGCGCCCATCATCGGATCGCCGCCACCGACGCCTGCGGCCGCGCCGCCGAGCAGTGCGTTCGCCAGCGCGGTCTTGACGCGCGGGTCCATGTTGCCGGGCAGCTTCGCGCCCAGCTCCTCGCCGAGCCCGCCAGCGATCCCGCCGGTGAGAGCCCCGCTCGCCATGCCCTTGATGCCGCCACCGGCACCACCGAGCGCGCCGACGAGAGCGTTGCCGCCCAGCTTGCCGACACCCAGTTTAGTGCCCAGCTTGCCGCCGAGACCGCCGCCGATAGCACCGGTAGCCGCACCCCCCAGCGCGCCCTTCAGGCCGCCGGTGATGCCGCCCAGACCCGCACCGAGCGCGACAGACGCGATCGGGCCGATGCTCGGGATGAAGGGAAGCGCGATCTGCGCGATCGAAGCCAGCGGCTTGACGACCTTCTTGACCTTCTTCCACACCTTCTTGAGGAAGAACTCGGGCAGCCCGGTCTGGGGGTTGATGGAGGGCGGACCCCACATCTTGGTCAGCTCGGCCAGCTCCTCCTTGTTGACGTGGATCATCTCCGTGTCGCCGTTGCGCCCGGCAGCCTTCATCGCGGCGGCCTTGTCGACCTTGCCGCCCTTCTTGAGGCGCAGCTCGCCGTAGTAGAGCTTGATCGGCTGGAGGTCGCCCTCACCGCTAAGGTTGAGCGCGGTCGGCAGGGCCGACATGCTATCGAAATGCGCTACACCCACGTCAGACAGTCCTTTCAAGCATCGGATAGACCCGTTGAGCCCAGTCGCGCCAATCCGTGAATTGATAGGGGTCTGGCAGGACGCGCTGCGCTAGGGAAGGCGCGCGTACAAATCCTACTGCCCAGTCCTGCCACTTGTTTTCGTCGTCCAGCCTCCCGAACGACCAAGTGTCAGCGACAGTCAGCATAACAGCGTCTGCCCACTCTGTCAGCGACATATTTACGGGGTCGATCATCCGGTTGTCCTCCCGTCTGCCGGGCGCACATGAGCGAGCACGTGGCCCATCTCGTAGTTGCCGCCCACGCAGTTGCTTTCAAAGCGGAACCGCAGCTGTCGGCGGCCTTCCTTGAAGTTGACGATCTGCTCGCTGACCGAGGTTGCCGTGTCCGGAAACGTCATGATTTCGCCGTCGATCTCGGGTGCGCGAGCGTTCGCCCGGCCTTTGACCTGTACCGTCATGTCGCCTGCCTGCACGAAATCCGGCTCGATCGTGATGGCCTGCAACGAGCGGTTGTCGCCTGCTTGGATCGGCAGCGAGATGTCCGCCGTCTCGAAATACGAGGGGATCGGGTTGGTGTCGGCCCCGTCGACCTCGTCCGTGCCGATCTCATGGACCCAGAGCTTGTAGCCGATGCCGTTGTCGACGACGCCAGTCAGCAGCGGGCGGCGGAAGACAGTGGGGAAAATGCCCGCGCCACGGCCGCCGTTGGGCAGCGCGGTGTCGTACCAGCAGTTCTCGCGGACGTTGTAGATGACAGCCCGATCCGGCTCGGTGCTCGCCCCGGAAGGGTAGCACCACCAGATTTCGCCGAAGCGCGGCACCTTGAAGGCGAACACCTTCATGCGCTGCGAGTAGTTCAGGTTGTCGAAGAAGTAATTCGTATTCATCTGGTTGTCTACGTCACGGACTACGCCGTTAAACATCAAGAACCGATCAACGCCGCACCAGTAGTACACGCCATCGTATTCGATGATGGACGAAGGCGACAGCACCGAAGTGCCGCTGGTTACTTCGTCGAAGGCCCAGACGGCGCTTCCGCCAACGAAGTTTGCCCGTACGAGGGCGTCTACGGACCAGAGCAGTCCGGCCGGGCCGCTGCCGCCGCCCCGCATGGGCAGCCCGCGCACGATCTTCTTGCCTGTCACGTTCGCCGCGCCGGACCCTGCGCCGATGAGGTCGGTGGGGTCGCCCGCGACCGACCAGCCGACATAGCCGTCGTCACCGAAGAAGAGCAGGTAGGGATGGAGCGCGACGATGCCGCCGGTGACGCTCGCATCGGCGGGGAGCGTGATCGCGGTCAGCGCGGCTGCGCCTGTCAGGTCGCCATAGTACAGCTCGCCCCCGGTCGTGTTGCAGATGCAGTTCAGGTTCGGAGCGACCTGCGCGAGCAGGGTGTTGGCGCTCCCGCTGATCTTCATCGTGTCGAACTGCCACAGGTTCGCCGCTGACGCGGTGAGCGCCACGGGCGTCCGGTCGGTGATGACGGACGTGTTGAACGAGCCGTCGATGTAGAGCTGCTCGACGGCCGTGGCGGAACCGATGTGGAGGTGGGTCAGCGAGTCCTGCGTGAACTCGTTGATCGTGCGGGGCACGTCGGACAGGTACTTGTTGATCGACCGGTACCCGGCCATCTTGCGTGGCAGGCCGCGCTGCCAGCGGACCCACTGGCCGTCGACATAGGCGTCGCCCTCCAGCCGGGTGCCGTCGCGCTTGATGCCCGGCTGCGAGAGGACGCGCAGGATGTTTTCGTCGGCCATTACATCACCAAGAAAAAGTTGGAGGACACCACCTGATAGGTGAGCAGGACAACACCGGGCGCACCACTCCCGCCGTCGCCGCCGTTAGCGCCACCGGCACCGCCACCGCCGAAACCGCCGCCAGCGCCACCAGCTTTGGCGTTGCCTGACGTACCGCCACCGCCACCGCCACCACCGCCAGCACCTGCGGTGCCGCCTGCCGTCACCGCGTACTCCGCGCCGTCACCGCCAGCAGCACCGGCGAAACCTACGCCTGTTCCCGCGCCACCGCCGCCGCCTGCGCCGTTCGTGCCTGCACTCGGCGGTGCCCCGCCAGCGCCGCCCGAGCCACCGCTGAAGCTCAGGCCACCGTTGGCACCCGCGCTCGTCGTCGCGGTGACGCCGTTGCCGCCGGTACCGCCACCACCGCCACCGCCACCGCTCGCGGTGGCGAAACCATTGCCGCCCGTGCCGCCCGTGCCGTTGGCCGAGCCCGCCGCGCCGCCACCGCCTGCGCCGTGGTTCGTCCCGATCGACCCGTCGCCGCCGTCGCCACCCTTCGCCTTGGTTGAACCGACGCCGCTGGTCGTGGCTACAGCCACGCCCCCGGTCGCGCCCGTCGAACCGATGCCACCCTTTGCGAGCGCGCCGTCGGCCGTAGACGCCGGAGCAGCGTTGCTAGTCTTGTTGAACCAGCTGTCGCCTCCGTCTGAGCCGCTGGAAACGCCCCCACTGCCGCCAGCGCCTGCAGCGCCGACGGAAGCGTAGGCCGTCGCCCCGGGGGTCAGGTTGACCACAGCCGAGGAGAACATGCCACCCGAGCCGCCACCACCTGCGCCGTTCGACGCAGGGGACCGCCCGCCGCCGCCGCCACCGATCGCGATGACCGTGCAGGCGACACCCGGGTCGAGGTCGGTCGGAAGCGTGAACGACCCGGACGCCGTGATCTTGATGGTCTTGGTTGCCACCGGATTAAAGCTCCTGTGCTACCGAGACGACGTCCCACTTGCTGTCGGCCGCGTTGTAAATGCAGCCGATGTAGACAGTCTTGTTGATGACCGTGGTGGTCGGCAGGGTTGCCCCCAGCGCCCGGTAGATCGCGTTGAACGCCAGCGTCCGCGCGGTGCCGTTGTCCTTGACCCGGAGCGTCAGCTTCTGGCCGTCGGTCGGCGTGCCTGTCGGCGCGCCGAACGTCGCCCCTGCCGCGAGCGCGGTGACGTTGTACTGATCGTGCGCATCGGCATCCGGCGTCGGAGTGGCGCTCGAAGCCGTCGTACCGATGCGCGGCGAGACCCGCTTGTTGGTCAGCGTCTGCGTGTCGCTCGTTCCGACGATCGTGCCAGCGGGCGCGGTGACAGCCGTGAAGGCCCCCGCGCCGTTGCCCTTGAGGATGCCGGTCAGGGTCGTTGCGCCGGTGCCGCCGTTACCCACCGCCAGCGTGCCGGAGATGTGCGTGGTCAGTCCGACCTTGCCCCACGCCGGAGCGGTCGTGACACCGCCGGAGAGGAGCACGTTGCCCGTCGCGACATCAGCCAGCTTCGCGAGGGTCGTGGCCCCGCTCGCGTAGATCAGGTCGCCGACGGCGTAGCTGGTGATCCCGGTGCCGCCCTGCGCGGCCGTCAGGGCCGTCGAGAGAGCCGCCAGCGACGTGATGTCGTTGTTGGCCCCGCTGGCTGCCGCGCCGATCGTGGTGCGCACCCCTGAGCCCGAGGTAGCCGTGACGATCGCATCGGCGAAGGCGGTGATGCCGAGGCTCAGGCGCGCGCCGGACGCGGTCACCGCGCCGGTGCCGCCATCGCTGATCGCGAACGGCGTGGCGATCGACGCGGTGTCGGCCTTGATGATCTGCGTGCCGTCGCAGTAGTAGATCCCGCGCGAGCCCTGCGGCACGGTCACGATGGTGCCCGCAGCCGTCTTGAGGCCAAGAGTGAACGAGCCCGTGGTCGCGTTGTCGACCCAGTATTGCTGGATCGTCGAGGGCACGACGATCGTCTGGTTCGAGAGCAGGACGCCGACGAACTTGTACGCGATGCGGTTCAGCTCCGATCCGGCGAGGGTCTTGGTCCCGCCGGTGACGCTGATCGACGTGTAGTCGAAGATGAAGGTCGCATCCTGCCCGAAGCCGATCGTGTACCAGTTCGAGCCGTCGGTGATCAGGATAGCGCTGTCGCCGGGCGAAAGCACCAGCGTGGTGTCGCTGTTGATCGTCTCCGAGCCGTTCGGGTCGAGCGTCAGGTTGCCGCCGCCCTCGTTGCGCACCGCGACGAAGAAGTTGTTCCCGGCCGTGGCTGCGGCGAGCAGGTTGAGCGTCCCGGCACCGGCGCCGTTCCAGACGTAGGCCGCGGCCCGGTTGCTGGTCGAGATGGTCAATCCGGTCGTGTTGAAGGTCGTCACCGGCATGGACTGCGACAGGGTAGCGCCGGTTACGGACAGGCCGAAGCCTGCCAGCGCCGAGGGCTGCACGGTGGCGGTCGACGCGCCGAAGCGGAAGATCCGCCACGTCCCGGCTGCGGTCGTGTTGAGCGCGAGGTACAGCTCCCACTGCTCGCCCGCTGCGATCGTCGCGAGGGTGGCCCCGGCGTTGTCCTTGACGAGGAAGTTGTAGGTACCCGACAGGTTGTTGAAGAGCACCGCACGCCCCGGGCTGCCACGCGTGGCGTCCGGCAGAGTGATCACCCAGCCATTGGCGCTTGGCGTGACGTCGAGGATGCTGGAAAGCACGTCCTCGGCACCGCTGGTTTCCAGCGGCCAGTCGAGCGTGATGTCGGCCGTGAGCGCCACCGGGAGGAGCGAGACGTCGGAAGGGTAGACGGTGTCGCCCCCGAACACGTCAGTGAAACTGGTCATCAGGCCTCCTTGCGGGCGGCTGCCCGGTCAAAAATCTTGGCTAGGTCTTCGCCGTTGATCATCGCGGCGGCGCGGTCGTAGAGGCCCTGCCACACGGCGATGCGCTCGTCATTCTTGAGGAACGGCGCAGCCTCCAGCAAGGTGCGGTAGAGCAGCAGCTGCGGCGCGAAGTCGGTCAGCCAGTTGGTCTGGGTGACGTCATCGAGCAGCGCGGGCATGCGGTCGACCAGCACCTCGGCGGGGTAGCTCGCGTCGGGCGTAGGCACCACCAGCCAGTGGCTGTAGTCGTAGTCGGCGTAAAGCTCGGGCTCCTCGGTCGCGGTCGCGTCGGGCCAGTAGGCCCGGCAATATTCGTACGAGCGGGCGAAGATGGTCTTGCGCTGCTCGTTCGCAGCACCAGTCCCTATGGTCATGGACACCGTCTTGCGCCAGCGATCCGGCTTGTCGTAGACCGACTGGCCCGCGACGAGGTTGAAGGACAGGACGTCGATGAAGCCCTGAACCTTCAGCTCGCTCGCGATCTGCCGCTCGGCCAGATTGATGAGCGAGGGGATTTGCGCGTAGACATCCGCGTCCGCGACGCTCCCGCGTTCCAGATACTTCCGGACGTCCTCCTGCAGGGAGGTGAAGGTCATCGCAGTCGCCATGGTCTACTTCCCTTGTTCCTTAACGGCTCTGCGCCAAGCTTCGATCGTCATCCAGTGTTTCCCAGCGCAGTCTCGGTAGAACAGGACCACCGAAGTCTCCCACATCGCCCGTTCCGGATCGAGCGTCGGCGGGGCGGGCAGGGGTGAACACGGGGCGGCCAAGTTCGCCTCGGGCAGCGGCATTTGCGGCGTCAACCGCACCTTGGAGCACCCGAGCAGCATCAGGCAGCAGAGCGCAATTGATGTCGACCGGCGGCGCATTTTTATAGACCTCTCGGATGGTGTTGGTGCTCGAAGAGCGCAGCGGCTCGTCCGTGGCCCGAAAGACCTCGTACGTGGCCGCTGCGCTCCCGACAGTGGCAAGCATCGCCTCCTGCACCTTGTCGCTGTGCTGGTGCGCAGCGAGCAGGTCCGCATCGGCCTTCCAGTCGCGCACCGTCCAGCCGCCGAGGGCGGCGATGACGATGGCGGCCAGACCGAGCCACAGGCGGAGATTGCCGAACATTCAGCCGATGGCCTTGCGCACGGTGTAAAGGCCCATCGAGCCAAGGAACGCGTAGACATAGGGCGGGATGGTGTAGCCCATTGCTTCCGCCGCAGCGCAAACGCCCGCAATCAAAGCGAGGATGTAGGTCTTCTTACCTTCGAGAAATTTCATGGTCTTGCTCCTTACTCGACGACTTCGAGATCGTGGTCGCCGCTCTCCCACATCTTCTCGCGCAGCACGCGCGGAAGGACGATGCACCCACGGCTGGCAGTGCCGGGGTTCTTGACGCTGTCGCCGTGAATACGGAACGCGCCTCGGCCGGTCGGCTGGTGCGTGTCGTCCGTGGGGACGGCATCTACAGCGTGCAGCGTGATCGTATAGGGCCCGGTGTTGGGGCTGTTGGCGACAGATACCAGACGCCACTTGCCGCGCGGGAGCGGCCCGATGCCGCGAGCCGCCTGCATGCTGGGGTTGTTCTTGCCCCGGCCGTTTCCGGCGTAGCCCTTGCCGATGAACACCCCGTCGCGGCGCAGCTCCCCGGCGCTCTGGTCCCAAGTCCACATTACGCGTCTCCCTCTTTGCCGAATTGCTTGTCCTGCCAGCGCTCGAACAGCTGGTCGACGCCGCGCGGGCCGATGTAGGCACCGATGATCGCGGCGGATATGGTCACCTCCATGGGCAGCTTGAACCAGACGGTGAAGCCGTACATCACCCAGCCCATGCCCAGCGCGATCGGCAGATCAAGCAGCATCGCGAGGCTGAAGAAGCGGCGCTTGCCCAGCTGCGCCTGCTTGGCGTGGTACATCATGCGGCCCAGAAAGCCCGCCCCTCCGGTCCACGCCCACGGCGCGACATCGTGCATGTTGAAGCCGTCCAAATCTCGTACCCCCGTACTTGCTTCCATCACCGGCTGCTTCACGGCTCAAGCTCCGTGTCAGGTCGGACAAATCTCAAGGTGATGTTTTCGGTTTGACGCGCTGGCAGGCGGTAGGGATCGTAATCGTCTCGGTCGGCCGCGCAGACCTTGAGCCCCGGGGAGTTGGGGTCAGGTCCGAGGTCGTCCAGCGAAAACTTGCGCTTGCACCGGTCGCATATCCCTATGCCATAGGTGCTTTTTCCCGTGGGGTCCAGCCAGATGCTCATTTGCACGCCCCTTTCGCCGCGAAGCCGTTGCAGGCCACCTTGCGTTTGACGACGAAGCCGCCACGTTTGTGCTTCGCCGCCCCTACGTATTCCGCTGCCTGCGCATCGTGGAGCGACCGCGCGTACGCCGTCGCCTCTTCCGGCGTCTTGAAAACGCCGAGGTGCTTTCCGGTGCGCCGGTAGGTGTCGACAGCTTCCTCGTTGCCCATGATGCGGCCGTCGTCAGAGACGGTTGGGATCAGTACCTCGCCCTGATCAGTACCTATCGAAATGCTGCGAACAGTTGAGATTGACCCGTCGGCGTTCTTCACGACCGGGCGCGCATGCAAGTCGATGTTGCCCGGCACGGTCGGTGCCGCGACCTCGACCTTGAGGAGTTTGGAGAGCGCGCCCACTGGGGTCAGCTCGTATACGCTGAGATGTTGGGCGCGATCTTGACCGACGAGTTGTCGCGCTCCTCGGCACGCACCTTGTAGAGAGCCTGCTCGGCCTTGCCTTCGAGGATCGACGCGACGCCCATGTCAGCCTCGGCGATCTCGTAGACGAGCTTGGCTGCAAGCCCGGCAACGAGCGCGTCATACCAGCGCTGCGGCACCTCGATCTCCTGCGCGAGGGAGCCGACGTCCCTGATCTGCCGATGACGCCAGAGCACGATCAGGCTGGTGGTCGCCGCTGCGCTGGGCACCGGCCAGAGGTGCATGACCGGCTGGCGCACCTGCCGGTCGAACCAGAACTGCAGCGGGCGCGACGACTGGAACGTCTTGTCCGGCAGCGAGGTGTAGTCGTCATGGTTGAGCCGGGCGATCGGGATTTCGTTCGGCCGGTTGCCGAGGTAGACTTGCGTGTAGGAAAGGACGCCGCTGGTCGCGCGGACGCGGAAGTAGAGCCCCGGGGTGACCGTGTCGATGTCGACCCACGTCCACTCGCCGATGCTGCCGGTCGCGGCGACCGTCTGCAGCACGGTCCACGTCGCGCCGTCATCGGAGACCTCCAGCGACAGCGGCACGCTGACGTCGTCCCAGAGCACGCCGACGGTCGATACCGAGGACGCTTCGCCGAACAGGACGGAGTAGTAGGTCACGGTTGCCGTCTCCGTGCCCGTCAGAGGGGACATGGAGCGCAAGTTGACGTCGCGGAGGTCAACGGTACCGATATCGAGCTGAAGCGCTCCACGGCCCGCTGTGAGGCCGTACAGCTGCTTCTCGACGCACCATAGCGGAGCACCGTCGTTCGCCCACGCCGACAGGAGCAGGAAGAGTTGGTCCTTCGCGATCTCGATATGCTCGCCGGTGATCGTCTGCGCCGGGACACGGCAGCGCCGCATCGCGCTGTCGATCACCTTGCGCGTGTTGAACACGGTTTGGGAGACTGTCTCTGAAAAGGCCATATGTTCCCGCTCGCTGCTTGGTTCAGCAGTCCACTAGCGGGAGCGGACATTTCTGGCTGGGCAGACGGTAGCAAAAAGGCCGCCCAACATCAAGTCGGGCGGCCTAGTTTGCAGGAGAGATGCCGAAAGGCTCCGACACGCTGCCGGAACGAGCGCCCGACGTCAAGCGTTTCCGGTCATCTTGTTGCGCTGTGCCTCGTTCATCTGCTGTGCGAGGGGCTTGTCCTCGTCCTTGCCGCCGAGCGCGCCGGACGCCGCCAGACCGGCGAGACCGAACAGGCCGGAGCCCGCGACCTTCTTGACGGTGCCGCCAAGGCCCTTCTTGATCACCGGCTCGCGCGAACCGACGTTGTGCGGGTTCTGCTTGCCGACGCAGCCGCCGCTCTTGTACCCCCGGGCGAGGCTGTTGGCCGAGACCTTCTCGGGCCCGGTGCCGCGCACGGCACCACCCCCGGCGAGGCCGAGCTTGGCGTTGCGGGCAAGCTTGGCGCGATCCTGATCGCTGATAGCCCCGGCCCCCTTCGACGCGCGCCGGATCACTGCCAGCGGAGCCTCCTCTGCGGAGGCCTTGCGCGTGGCGAGGTCCGTCATGCGCTCCTGCTGGGCTGCCGTCGCGAACGCACGGTCCTTGTCGCTGACAGGGCCGCCCTGCCGGTAGTGCGCCTTGACGAGCGTCTTGCCCGACGAACCCGTGAAGCCCTTGTCCGAGGGGAACTCGAACTCACCGTATTTCACCGCCATGTTACTGACCTCCCTGAACCGGGCCACCCGCGCCGGGCTGACCTCCCTGTTGACCGTACCGCGCCGCCATCTGGGCGAGGACGTTCGGGCCGCGCTGTTGCTGGCCTCCCCGCTGCGCCATGAACTGCGCTATGCTTGCCTGCATCTCGGGGCTGGCTTGCCCCGCGATAGCGCCACCGAACGGCATCTGGCCCTGTTGGCCTTGCTGGGCTGCTGCCATCTGGGCCTGCATCATCTGCGCCTGCTGGATCGCGGCGAGAGCCTGCGGGGGCATGCCCTGCATCGTCATCTGCGGCATCGCCACCGGGCCCTGCGGCCCGGCGTTCTGCTGTCCCTGCTGCTGGGGCATCAGCATGCCCGGCTGGACCATGCCCTGCGCGGGCATGCCCGGCTGCTGGGGCTGCATAGGCATGCCCGGCTGCGTCGGCATCTGACCGGGCTGCTGGAACTGGCTGCCCTGCTTGCCGCCCCGCGCCTGCGCGATGCGACGCGCAGAAGCGATTGCTTCGCCGATGTTGTTGCGCGCGGCTTCGATCTGTTGCGGGGGAAAGAGCATTGACGTTACCTCCAGTGGGCGGGGCTGCGCCGCCCGGTCAGACAGCCGATCAGTTGTCGAGCGCTTCGAGCTGGGCCGTCAGCACCAGCCGACGGGCGATGAGGTTGCTGCGCTTCGCGAGGAGCGCAGGCGCATCGCCGCGCCCCTTGGCGAGGGCCTTGTCGATGGAATTGATACCGCCGGTAACCCGTTCGATCTCGTTTCGGAGACGACGCTTCTCGCTGAAGAGCCCAAAGAATGCTGATAGAAGTCCCATATTCTTTTCCCTCTGCTGGTTGAAGCTACCCGCATACCAGCTCACGCAGCTCGCGGCAATCAAGGTATGCTGTGGTAAGTCTGCATCTCTGCAACCATCGCCAAAGCGTCGGAAAGCGTCATGCCCGCGCGGTTGACAACCTGAACGGAACCGAACTTCATGTTCTTCGCGCCGCCGATGTTGACGTACTGATTGGCGCTGCCGCTTCCTGACTTCGCCGCTGCCGCGCCTGTGTTCTCAATCTGATCGTAGCCCGCGTGGCAAGTCGTACCGTCCCAGAAAGCCCAGTAGACATGCTTGCCGGTTGGGGCTGTGCCCGAGGCGAACTTGACCGGAAGCCAAGCTCATCCGCACATTCAGGCAATACGGACGCCCCTCTCGATGTCATATAGGCCCTCACATCAACAGCGTCTGCAATATTCCATTGCCCAGCGTGTCGTTGATGACCACGATACGATCAATCGAACCCAGCCATGCCCGCGTCCCGTCGTGCCTGTTACCGATCACAAGCTGCGTCGGGGTCGGCATGGTAACGCTGGTGTCCGTGACGACAGTGGCCCCGTCGAACGTCACCGCCACGTCATTCGCAGAATAGCGGCCAGCCATGACAACGCTTGCCGAAGTCCCCGCGTTCACAGCCGTCTTGATCGCGCCGGAAGTCTGATCCGTACCCGACCTGATGACCGCGCTGATAAGCTTGGCTGTGCCGCCGTCGTCGAACTGCGTCAGGTAAATCAGGTTGCTTGTACTCGCGTCATCAAGCGCCGCCAGATAGCGCGGCTTCTGCCCCACGACGGTTGACGAATAAGTCGTGCCCTTGGCGGCAAAGGTGAAGCCGGGATTGAGAAGCCCCGTCAGGTTGACCCTGTACACCCCGCCAGAGAGAACGATAGCCCCAGCCGTCACCGCAGCCGCGACAGACGCATAAGCCGTGCCGTTGATCCATGCCCGGTCTTTCACATAATCAATATCGACGACAGCATCTGCCTGCCACCATCCCGCGCCAATCCGCACGTAAATATCGAACGTGTCCGTGGTGTAGCCGTCATATGCCGCGACGTTGAGCAGATAGCCGGTGCGCCCCGCCCAATTTATGCCGGGGTCGGACAGGAGTCGGAGATTGGCCCCCGAAAAGTCAAATAGCTCGTCCTCATTGCCCTTGATGATTGTGTACGTCAGCGAGGCATTGGGGAGCGTCAGCGCATTTGCGGGATATGACCCCGGATCAGCCGTAATCCCGTCTTCAACCAGATCGGGCATTGCGAGAGCAGTCCGGACAGCCACCCGTCCATTGAGCGCGTCAAAAACCTGATAGCGCTCGTCTGCCGTGTCGCTGTAATCGCTTGCAAGTGAGAACGTCCCGACACCCGCATCCGAGAAATAGCATCCCTTGGTAAAGCCGCTCAACGTACGAATATACGCCATCTGGCGCATGGATTCAGCACATACCGCCGTTTCCTGATACGTATCGCGACGGGTCGCCATTTCAGCAGGCATGTCGGAATTGAGGTCTAGACCAAACTCGTAGAAGGTCAGTTGCTTCCCGCCAGACGCAGCGATGTGCGCTGTAGGATTGGTGCCGATGGCATCCAGCACGCCGCGCAATGCCTGATTTGCATCGGTATCGTGGAACTCGACGAGAGTATGGGATGCCGTAGCAACGACTTCCTGCCCGATTTTCCACGAACGCCCGCTTCCGGTATGTGTGAAGACGAAATACACCTTGTAGCTGGTGCCGTTTGTCAGGCCGGTAACAGCAGCGCCCGTGCCGATGTCCCACCAGTCTTGCTGTGGATCGGCAACAACCTGATGATTGATAGCGCCCGTCCCCGCCATGACCTGCGCCATAGTCTTGGTGGTGCCGGTTGCGTAAATCGCGAAATACCATGTCCCGGCGACGTTCGACCAGAAGCGCGGCGAGAATTGGCCGCTGTCCGTGACAACAAGGCCTCCGAAGAAAGGCCCGTTGAAATAGGGCGCGACTGCCACACCATCAGCCCGTGACGCATTTGCGCCCAGCCCCGAGAATCGCGAAGACGTTACGCCCGTCGAGGCTGCCTGACTTGCAACGACATGGTAGACCCGGCTTGACCCCATCGCCGCATCGAACGCGTCCCACAGCGCGACGGTGAGGTCCGCGTGGTTGCCGTTATTGTCGAAGGATGTTTCAGCCGGATTAACAAAGACCTGCTGCTGTGCAAGCGGGTAGACTGGGATCGTCGCCCCGCTGGCTGAATCCTGCCGAAGCTGGAATGTGTTGGCGTCCAGCACGTGAACGTAACAGCCTGTGCCGCCGCGCAGATACCCGGATGGATTGTTCCCCGCCGCGAAGTCTGGCCGCGAAGAAAAGCAGCGGACAAGCTGCCCCTCAGAAAGGCCATGTGAGGCCAGCGTCCAGCTATCAGGCGTGGGGTTCGCCGTCGCAACGCGCTTGGTATGGTTGAGATAGCCGACCCACTGAAAATTCTCGATCCACGCGAGGCCGGGATTCCACGTTTCATTTCCCGGCTCAGGCCAGACTACGAGTGGGGCGTCAAGGTCGCTATCCCACAGCGCGGCGCAGGAATCCATATAAGCCGTCGTTGCGCGCGGAGAAACGCTGAACCATGCATCCGCGCCCAGCCTGTTGCATAGGTCGATGCAATATTCCCACGGAACGACGCATTGATTGGCCGCCGATGGGTTTGTGATATTGATCTTGCCCGGCAGCGACCGGTCCGACCAGTCAATCTCGAAGTTGTTCGACCCGACTGTCCAGTCCATGAACCGGATCAGCTTGGTATTCAGCCCCTGATGGAAGCTGATAAAATCGGCATTCCAGATGTCGCCTGCATTCCACGAAGTCGTGTGGCCGGGGAGGATGATCGACAGCGCGCCAAGGCTATCCGATAGGCTCCCCTTGACGTAGACCCACATGCCGTTCGCCGTGCTGGTGTGATCGCCAGACGAAGGATTATATGTGAACGTGAACGATGTTGCCGTCGTCCATGCGTGAAGCGAATTTTGGCTGGAGCCGTGGCCTATGGCAATTTCGACGCCTGCGGGATTGTAGACTGTGTATGTGCCGTCCGGCATCCCGATTCCCGACGTGCTGGGATGCGCCTGGAATATGTCGGTCCCCACCGCTGCCGTAATTGCGCCTTGGACCTGCGAGAACGTCCCCGATCCGGAGACTTGCTCCCATATGCCCATGTTCCAGCAGACGTTCGCGAAAGGATACAAACCCGCGTAATTGTTGATCGACCCGAGATTGTAGCCGATTTGCGCGTAATCGACGCCAGAGCCGTCGCCCGTGACCGTCACAGGGCCTTGGATGAAGTACCCTGCCGCGTCCTGCACCTTGACGGTTACAATCTCCGACCCGGCTTCCAACGCAGCGGCCAGCATGAACGTGCCATCAGACGCCACCGTCACATCCGGATTGTCGCCAATCTCGGTGACGGTTGGAGAGGTCAGCCCGCTATAGGCGATGGCTCCTGAAGTGGCGTCGCCTGCGACGGTAATGGCAGTGGAGAGGTTGAGCCTGCGCATATCAATCCTTTAGGCGAAGATATTGGGCAGGTTGGCGTTGCTGGTCGTGGCGTTCACCAGAGCCACGCGCTTGACAGTGCCGAGCCAAGGCCGCGCTGCGTCGTGGCGATTGCCCACAACTATCTGCGTGACGGTCGGAAGCGTAACGTTGCCGTCCGAAATGACAGCAGCGCCGCCGAATGACACAGCGACGCTATTGGCCTGAATGCGCGATGCGTAACGAACAGCGGCTGATGTCCCTGCGCCAGTGGCGGTATTCAGCGTTGGCGGGGCCTGATCCGCCCCGGCCAAGATGATAGAGTGTCGGAGATTCGCTGCGCCTGCGTTATCGTACTGCGCGAAATAGATCAGGTTGCTTGACGTTGTGTCATCGAGAGCCATGATATAGCGCGCTGTCTGTCCGACAACGGTTGCTGAATGCGTCGTGCCTTTGGCGGCAATCGTATAGATCGACGCGAGGCCCGTCAGTGCAATGCGGTCTATCGAACTTGTCTGGACGATGACCCCCGCCGTCCGCGCTGCCGCTACAGACGGATAGCCGACACCATAAAGATACGCGCGGTCGTTCTCGTAATCGACATCGATCATCGCACCCGAGAGAATCCACGAGATGTCAACAGAGACAGTCCCCACAGCGGTAAACACGAAGCCGAGCGTCTTGACGCCGTTGGTGACGGTGACGGTGAAGTTTGCGCTGTCTCCGGTGTAGATCGCCGAGCTAGTCGTGATCCCCATCGTGTTGCCTTGGCCGGTGGCCGTGCTGACAACACCGATACGCGCGTCGCTGCCAGCGAAAATGCCCCACTGGAACCCGCTGCCGAGATCGGGCAGGTCCGTCGTCGCAGTCGCAATGGTGCCAGACGTGCCGGTTGTCTCGTTGAAGACGCCGGGTCCGCCGCCGGTGATGACGGCGCCGGGGATCGTGATGGTGTAGCCGACGCTGCCGCTGCCCAGACCGCCCCCACCGGACAAGCCGACGATAGCGCGCCACAAGCTGGTCGTCGCCGCCAGCCCTGCGATGTCACGCGAGAGCCCCGCCGCCATCAGCCGGTCATCCCGGCCTGAATAACCGTGAGCTTTGCGCTGCCTGCGCCGCTATTGACCTTGATCCGCACCGCACGCGGCACGTAGGCGTAGTTGCCCTGCTTGTCCGTCGTCGCAGCGACAAGGTTGCTGTCCGGGTGATCGAACCACGTTGCCCCGGCATCGGCCGGATCGTCGAGGGTCTGCTGCACCGTGTAGTTGACGGTTCCGACAACCGTGACCTGCAGCCCCACCTCGGGCCGCCCATGGATGTTGAGCACCATGGCAGCGCCGTTGCCTGCGCCGGTCTGTGTTACGATGATTGGCCGCATGGCGGGCTCCTAAGCTAAGAGACTGGCGCGGTCGAAAGAGGGAAACTCCCGCGCCAGTCTCCCGTTATCACCGCTCGAAAGCGGCGAACACGTAGTCGAGGGTCAACGTGCGTGCCACGGCCGAACCGTTCGCGACCGCGACGCTGACGGTCGTGATCGTGTCCGGCAGGTAGGCCGACGTCGCCGACAGCGAGCCCAACACAGTCTCGTTGACCGAGTAATAGACCTTGCTGTCACCGTCGTAATAGAGCCCGAGGGTGATGAACGTGTCGCTTGCGACCGAAGCGATGGCCGACGCGCTGTTCGAGCCCGTCGAGGCATCCTTGCGGCAGAGCACGTCGATCGTGGCGGCACCGGCAGACTTCAGGAAGTAGATGCCGTCGGTGACGTCGAGCGGGGTGGTGTCGACCACCTGCATGCCGACGACAAACGCCGCAAGGGTCGCGCTGTCGACCTTGAGACGGGCCTTGAAGAACGCCTTCTTGCCAGCCGTGAAGCTGAACGCTGCGGGCGTCTTCTGGATCGCGTTGAGGTCGTTGTTGGCCGCCGAGTTGACGAGGGCCAGCCAACCACCGTCACCAGCAGTGAGGGCCTGTGTGGCGCCCGCCTGCGTCTCGGTGACCACCCAGTCGGCGGCGACGTACTGGTCGAAGTCGTCGAAATAGGTGTGGTAGAGCGTCGGGTCCGGCATGCGGAGGTCAGCGAAGGGGGCCGTGTCGCCCACGTTCGTGACACCGCCCGGAAAGCGGGTGACAGTGTTACCCATGGTGTGTCCTTCTCATGTAGAGAACCCCGCGTCCAGCTTCCGGCCAGAGGCCTTGGCCGGACACGGGGCTCATTACCTTGCCACGGTGCTGCGGATCAGAGACCCGCAGTGCCGTAGAGGGCGCGCGGATCGGTGAAGCCGACCGCGTAGCGCTCGGTTGCCTTGTACCGCATGTTGTCGGTCTCAAAGTCGCCTTCCATGGACTTTTCGAGCCCACGGCGCTTGACCATCTTCAGGCCTTCCGGAGCATCGGTCTGGACCCACCATGCGGTGGTCGAGGTGATGCGAGCCAGATTGGCCTGACCGCCCGGCAGCGACCCCATCGACTTGATCGGGTTGATGTCGTTGTTGGCGGTGCCGGTACGCAGCGCCGACTTGAGGAGAACCTCGGCCTGAAACACGTTCGAAGGACCAGTGACGATCTGCTTCGGCGTGAGACGGATGCGCTTGCCGTTGTTGTCGACGGCGTTGCGGATTTGGACGAGGATTTGCTCAAGCGAGGTCTGCGAGAGGTTGGCAGCGGTCGAGAGGACGTTGGAGAACGTGCCGCCCGCAATCGGGTGCGACGCGTTGACCAGCGAGACGCCGTCACCACCGAGGTACGACCCGTTGAACGCCCGGTTGAGGATGTTCGCGCAGAGCGTTTCCTTGGTCTCGATCAGCGACTGGGCGAGGTGGCGCGCATAGGTCTGGCCGATGCGGATGTGGTCGCCGTCCTCGACGAGCACCTTCGTCAGCGCGAATGCAAGGCCGTAGACCTTGTAGACGTAGCGCTGGATGAAGAGCACGCCACCCGACTGGTAGGTGACCGGCATGCCGTCCGGAAGTTCCGGAGCAGCGCCGAAGCCGTACAGCACGGGCTCTTCCTGATAGGAACGGGCGATGCCCGTCTCTTCCTTGAAGACCTGCTGCCATTCGTCCGCACGCTGGTCGTAGATGCCGTTGAACTCCTCGTTGAGGATCGGCTCCACGATGCTGCGGAAATCGGTTGAACGCATGGGAGTAGCCATTGCCTAGGTCTCCTTAGAAGGCAGCAATGTCGGCGACGGTCTGGTGCTCGCTGGGCGAGACCTGCGCGACGACATAGGTGTCTCCCCAAGCGTTATCCACGCCCGGCGAGATGTTGAGGAGCCGGAGACCGGCATTGGCGGCCGACGAAGCCACGTCGAGCATCTGCGAGGAGAGGCCGGTGACGGTGGAGCCCGAGGCTGCCGTCCAGTCGTACTCCTTGCCGATATCGCCGACCGAGAGGGCAGCGTTCGACTGGATTTCGTAGATGATCGCCGGATCACGCGTGATGTACGCGATGATGTCGGTGCCGACCGTCGAGGCCGTCCAGCGGTTGGTTACGCGGCGACGCCCTTCAGCGTCCGTGTACTCAACGCCCTGAAACGTGCCGCTGAAGCGGTCGCCGGGAGCAGCCGCCTGAACGGTGCCGTCGGTACCGATCTTGATCGGCTGGTTCTGGTAGATCGCAGTGGCGTAAGCCGACGCGATCGTGAGAGCCTCCGGGCGTACCACCCCGCTGGGGTGATACGCAGCTCGGAGACCAAACGGAGCAGAGGTTGCGCTCATGTTTGCTTACCTTCGTGACTGTTGCGGACTACCCGCACTTCAGTCGTCGAAGACGCCTCGTGCGGGGACTTTGCCCAACTCCTCCATGCCATCTCCTGCTTCGAGCAGGGTGCCGTCGCGCTCGGCCTGACGTCGCATCATATCAGCGACCTCGGCGAGTTTGAACTCTTCACGTGCGGGAGCGTCGTGGTGAGCTTCCTGCATGAACCGCTCGTAGAGGTTCTGCGGCAGCTTATACGCGAGCATCTCGTTCACCGCGATGTGCCCAGCCCACTCACCGGTGGTGAGGGTGGCATACTCGAAACCCGGAACCTCGGAAGGCTTGACGGGCACGTAACCGAGCATGGCCCGACGCTGGATGGCGTCTCTGGAGTTGGTCGTGGTGAGCCAGCACATGTGCCATCCGGGGATGGGCGGCAAATCAGGCAAGGCATCGTTGAAAATAGCTTGGCGGAACATCGCCAGTCGATCGTCATCGCTAATGGCGCGGTCCTGAGTGACACTGCGGTCATCCATGCCCCGATCTTCGGTTACCTTCCGATCGGTGGCCGCGCGCGGGCGGCGATCAACACTAAGTTCTTTCTTCAAGCGGTCGTCGGCTTCCATGATGTCCTCCTTACTGGCGGTTTTCACGGTCGTAAGCCTGATACTGCTTGAGCATCCGGTTCCTTTTTACAGGATCATCCCAGATACCAGCATCAACCATAGCTTGCTTCCGTTCGGGTGTCACGTAGATTTCTTTACGGGTCGACACAGGGACGTTCTCCTTGCCTCCACCCATAGGGGGAGCCTTGCGACGGGGGCTCTCCTCGCGCTGTGAGCGCCGGGTATCGCCGAGGTCGTCCTCGTCGTCACCGAGCGCCTTGCCGACCCTCTTGGTCAGCTCCTGCCAGTATTCGACGGTGGCCGGATTGTAGCCTTCGCGGACAATCTGGGCGTCGATCTGGGTCGTGATGCGGCTCTCCTCGGTGTTGCCGGTCGGGTCGTACCACGGGTTGGCTTCCATCCACTGCCGGGCGAAGCTGATCACCTCTGGAGCGGGCTGCCCCGGCTGCGGGGCCATCTGCTGCGGCTGCTGGCGCACCTGCGCCACCTGCTGCTTGGCGTAGTTCAGCTGCTGCGCACGCGCGATGGCTTCCTCGCGCAGACGCATCGCCGTGACGACGTCTTCCCCATTCCCAGCTTCAGTCGCCTTCGCGATGATGATCTCGGTCTGGGCGATCTCGCGCTGGGTCGCCTGCAGCTGCTGGTCGATCGCCATCTCGTTGTGGCTGAGAGTGTTGGTCTCGACCGCACTGAGCCGCGCCAGCAGCTGGTTGTTCATCTCCCGCATCTCGCGCAGCTCGCGCTCGGTGCGTTCGCGTGCCCGCTTGCGGGCTTCGTTGCGCTCGCGACGACGCTTGCGGTTGGCAGAGACGATCTCGTCGTCGCTGTCTTCCTCGCTGGTGCCGAGACGCTTGTCGTCGTCTTCGTCCTCCTCGTGGTCGTCATCCTCGGGCTCGGGAGCAGGAGGGGCCTCGACCTTCTCCTCCTCCTTCGGCGGGGTGTCGACGGGGATCAGTTCCTCGTCGTCATCATCCTCCTTGCCGAGCGTGCTTTCCTTCAACTGGTCAACCATTGCTGCCCCCTTCTTCCAAAATCACCCAGTCCTCGGCGAGGACATCGGTCTGGCTCGCAAGCCACGGCACGACATCCTCGTCGACCGTCTTCATCGCGATGTAGGCCTTGTACGGCACCTTTGCGTCCTCGCCGAAGTGCGCCTTGGCGATGGCCGTCTTCGCCGGGTATGCATCCGCCCCGACGAGGTAGAGGAACATCCCCTTGCCGTTCCACCCTGCACGAGCGACCTTGCCGCCGCGCTTGAGGAAGTAGACGGCATCGCCGAACGTCACTGCGTCGAGCGTGCGATAGGCCTCGTTGAACGCCTCCTCCGGCGACCACGACGCGTAGCCGTCGGCATAGTGCACGGCGTAGCCGGGCTTGTGGTAGGCGTTGCTGTTCGGCTTCGCCTCGACCACTTTGGTTCCGATGTACTTCTGCATGTTCCCCTCCCTACAGGAATGCTTTGACGGCGAGCGGGTCACCCGTGACCTTGCCCACCAGATTGAGGTCGTCGAAGATCACGACGATCGCGGCCTCGCCGCTCGCGGTCTTCACCGTCCAGCGGTCGCCGCCGTAGCGCGGGACGCGGACGAACTCGCCCACCTCGCACCACGAGCCCTCGGGCCACGGCTCCATCGTGTTGCGGTTACGGAAGGCCAGCGCGCCCATCGCGAGCACCTTGGCGACCTGCGTATTGTAGGTCTCGGTCTCGCGCGTGTCCTGCGTCAGGATGATGCCGCCCTTGGTCTTCAGCTTCGGCGAGCGAATTTGCACGAGCACGCGGCTGCCGAACGGCACCACGCCCGGGTCGCACGCCGGGAAGGCCTCGTCCAGATCGGCGTACGCAAATTCCACCTTGTTGTCGTATTCCATGTTTCCCTCTTTCGTCAGTAAGTTAGTCGATAAAGCCCAGCATCATGCCTTTGACAGCCTCGACGAGACCGATTGCCTCGTGGCGGCTGCGCGGCCCTGCGCAACGGTAGCTCAGGTTGCGTCTCGTACCGCTCGGCGTCTGATCCTCCACGTCGAAGCAGATAACCATGTGAGACACATTTCTGCCTTCGTCGATCTCGCGCAGCAGCGCGATCAGCGCGTCGCGCGGGGTCCACAGGCTGCCGTCGCCCTCCCGATCGGCCTTGATCTCGGCGATCGACTGGGGATGCCCCTTGAAGTCCTCGATCACAGTTCACGCCCCCTCTTGTCGTGCTCCCCGATCAGTTCGAGGAGCGCGCGCTTCGCCATGTCCAGACCCGCCACCACGCCCACGACGCGCCCGTACTCGTACGCGTCGCGTGCGGCCGGGGAGCCGAGAGCCTGCTTGGAGAAGGTGGATTTCTCCTCCTCCAAGCGCTGCAAGAGCAGCTCCGGCCTCACCGGAAGGCGATCAGCTTGGCCCGCTCGTGGTTCTGGCCGGGCTCGAAGGGCTCTTCAGCAGGCGGGGGTGCCTGCTCGGCCTGCGTCACCTGCTCCTGTTGTGGTTCGCTCGGTTCCACAGGCGGTGTAGCAGGTGGCACGTCCCCGACATGCCCGTCGCCGTCACCAGCGACAGGAACGTCAACAGGATCAAGTCGTACATCGTCCGTCTCCTTGTGAGTATCCACGTTTATACTCTTCTTCCGTGCCATGGTCACCTTCCCTCTTCGTACAGGCGCTGGCGGAGCAGATATCCCTCCAGCGCCCAGACTTTCTCCCGGGCCTGCTTGTTGGCAAGCGTGCGCCCGATCTGCATGTCGTAATTGGCGGGATCAGCGCACGCGCTCTCACCCGTCACCTTGTAGCCATTGCGCAGCGTAGCAACGCAGATGGTCAACGTGCCGTGCTCGAAGTAATCGTAGGCCACGATCGCGTCGACGATCTGTTGTGGCGTGACCTTCGGGCCCGGCTTGGCAGCAATGGCTGCCTCAAGTTCACTGTTCATACTTCCCTCTTTCTTCTGGTTACGGGTTGATACCCGTCCCCGTTTCCAGATCAATCTTATCATTGCTCTGGATTTCTGCAGCGGCGATACTCAGCGCCGTCTGATTGTCTGCGGTGTTGCGTGAGATGTCGGCCTGCACCTTGACGGCGGTGCGCTGATCCTCGTGCTGCTCGTGCAGCTCGGCGATGCCCTGCTTGACCTGCATATCGGCCTGCTTGAGCGCGGCATCCTGCTGCTTGTCAGCAGCCTTCTGCTGCATGTCGGCCTGCTTGAGCGCCGCGTTCTGCTGGTCGGCAGCGGCCTTGCGCTGCGTCTCGGCCATCATCGCCGCGCCCGGGTCCATCGGCTGCGGTGCCTGCTGGGCGAACTGCTGGGCCTGCTTGAGCAGCATGCTCATCACGCCCATGACTTCGTCGAGCGCTTCGCTCGCGGCCACGGTCGCCTCGACGCTGACCTCGGACAGCAGCTCGTCGAAAGCCTGCCGGGTCTCCTTGCCCTTGTGGTCCTTGATCGCTTCCTCGAAGTCCACGCCGCTCACCTCCTGCGCCTTGTCGATCGTCATCTGCGCGTACCAGAGCACCATGTGCTCCTTGAGGTGCTGCGCCATGATCGGGGCGAACTGCGGCATGATCGCTTCGTTCTGGCCGAACATCGGGCTCATGGCGAACGCGATGTGCGCCTTGATGTGCGCGATGTGGTTCTGCTCGGGGAATGCGACGATCGGCCGTCCGAGGGAGGCCGCGACGTTCTCGTTGACCGGGTGGTCTTCCTCCGGGTTGGTCGTCGGCAGGAGCAGCTCGTCAGCGTCCGGCAGCTTGAGCGTGGCGAGCACGCGCTGCTCGACCTTGTGCCGGTCGTACAGGTCCGGGTTGAGCTGCGCACGCTGTGCGAGCGACTGGACCTGCGCGAAGCGCTGCGCCTCGCTGAAGATATTCGGGTCGCTGACCGGGACGACGTCCATCGGACCTTGGAAGTCTTCACGCGTCGCCAAGTCCTCGCCGACCTCGGCCTTGATGTTGTCGTCGTCGAGGTACTGCGCGTCGAGCCGGTGCAGGATGTCGAGCAGCCTGCCCATGGCATCGTGCAGACGGCCATGGATCGCGCCGTAGACGACGAGCCCCTGCTCGATGTTGGCGAGCGTGGTGCCCACCGGCGCGTTGGGGTTGTTCTCGGCGATGTCGTCCATCGCGGTGCGGACGACGCCCTTGCCCGCGTCGACCAAGAAGCCCAGCAGCTGGAACAGCACGGGGCTGGGCTGGTTGAACGGGATCGGCATCGCGACCTTGCGGATGTCGTCCACGTTGAGCGCAGCCTCGATCTCGACCACCTCGCCCGGATTGACGTTGACCGACTGGCCACCCATCGCGCCCTTGAGCTTGATCATGCTCGCGGTGTTGCTGATGTGCGCGCTGTCGAGCAGCGCGCGCAGCGCGCCGGTCGCGGCACCGGACAGCCCGCCGATCATATGCGGCAGGCCGATCGGGTACGCACCGCGCCACGGGATGAAGCCGAACTCGACGCTCCAGACCAGCTCCTCGCGGTTCTCGTCCTCTTCCGCCCAGTTGCGGTAGATCGCGAGCACCTTCATCGTCGCCTTGTCGACGGTGACGATGTACGGCAGCTCGTCGGCGTCCTCGCCGGGGTCGGTATCGGCCTCGGCACCCTCGATCGCGGCGAAGACGTTGATCTCGTAGACGGTGCGCAGGCCGTCCTCGTTGTAGCTGGTCTTCTCGCGGCCCTCGATCTTGTCGCTGGCCTTGCCCGCTGCGCTCTCCTCGGGCTCCATGCCGCTCTCTACGAGGTCGACGTCGCGGTACATGCCGGAGCGGACCCGCTTCTTGTACTCGAAGCGGGTCAGGAACTGCCGGTGCGTCTTGCGCGGGCTGGTGTAGAAGTTGGTGGCCGCGAACGGCAGGATCATGTCGTCGATCGCGACGAACTCGAACATCGGCCGGTTGCGCCGCTCGTCCCAGCGGCACTTCATGTACTGGGCCCCGCCCAGTGGCAGCTGGGTGAGCAGCTGCTCCAGCTCGGCGCGCGTTTCCTTGCACTGCGTGGTCAGCTGCCAGTTCATCAGCGCAGCCTTGCGGTTGGCCTTGGCCTCCTTCTCCGGCGTCGGGTCGCCGATGATGGTGGTCTTGACCGGCCCGCCCGCCGGGAAGATTTCCTTGATGGCACGCGCGCTGAAGTCGACGCACGCTTCGGTCAGCATCGGGTGCACGACCTTGCTCGCGCCAGCGAATGATGCCCCGCCCGGTGCCTCGTCGCCCAAGCCGGTGCGCTTGATGCCGTCCTCGTACTGCTCGGTGCGCTTCTTGCGCGCTTCCAGATCGCGCTCGACGAGGTCGAGCAGCCCGGTAGCCAGCCTGTTGAGCACGTGCTCGGGCAGCTTCTCGGCAAGGTTCTCAAGGAACGCGCCCTCGCCGGGCTCGTCCTCGCCAAGGTCGACGATCGCGCCGCCATCCTCGGTGTCGCGCACGTCGCCGGGCTCGTCCTCGTCGATCTCAACCATCTCGCCGCCCTCGGGCAGTTCGTCTTCTTCCATGCTCGGTCCTTACTGCGCGTAGGGGTTGACGCGTTGCTTCGGGGGCGGGCTTGCCTCCTCGGCTGGCTTCTTCAGCGCCTTCGTCATGTCGATCAGGCCCTTGTCCATCAGCAAGCGGATAGCCTGCGTGGTGCTGTCGACGAAGTCGTCATGCTTCAAGGAGCCTGAACCGGCGAATGCGCAGAGCTGCTGAATAACAGCCTCTGACCACGTCGTGAAGCGGCCCTTGTTCTTCGCGCTCTCGGGTATCCACACGAAGCGCCGCGCGAACGCAGGCGAGACGACGTGCAGCCGGGTGAGCTTGTCCGCGCGCCCCGGGTTGTAGGCGTAGGCGAGGATGTGCTCGCGCTCCAGCATCTGCCGCAGCGAGATGCCCGAGCCCTTGTCCTCGATCACCAGCATGTCCGGCTTGCGGCCAGACGTCACCGGCTTGGCCGCGCCGAACATCGGCTTGATCAGCGCGGTGTCGTTGTCGTCGCCATACGAGCAGTTCAGCTCACGCTTGGTGCGCTTGATCAGGTCGGGCAGGCCGAGCTGCTCCTGCCACGCGTCGAGCAGCAGGACGTGCTTCTTGTTGTCGGTGTGACGGAAGACGCCCCAGACCGTGCATGCGCTGTGGTCGGGGTCGTGGGTCTTCTTGTCCTGCGTCTTCTCGGTGAATGCGGTGTCGAGCGACATCAGGATGAACTCGAAGTGCGGCAGCGGCTTGTCGCTCGGCCACATGCGCAGCCAGCTGCGCTTGACGATGCCGCTCTCTTCCGGGTCGATCAGCTCGCCGAGCAGCTCCTGTCGCCCGAGCCGCGTGCCCTCGTACTGCTCCAGCTGCTCGAAGAACACGTCGGGCAGGTGCTTCTTGTTCTCGAACGTCGTGCCGTTGACCAGCACGCGCCGCGCCTTGGGCTGGGTGAGCTTGCGCACGATGTCGCGCGGCTTGGGCGTGGTCGTCCAGAGCACCTTGGGGTGGTCGCCGAGGCGCAGCCCCATCATCGCCATGTCCCACGTCTCGTCGGCGTACTGCCATGCGGCCAGCTCGTCGCAGTTATGGACAAGGACACCGTTGGCGAAGTATTCAGGCTCGCCCTCTACCTTGAGGCAATACACGGGTTGTAGCCCCTCTGGTCGCCAAGTTGACACAACGCTGGCTGCACAAAGTTCCGGCCCTTGATCGAAAGGTGGCCCCGCACTCCGTGCATGTCCTGTCTGTTTCCCTCCGCTTGTCGGCCAAGCGTTGGTGGCACCGCGCGCATCGCGTGGCTGCGTGCGCCCGTTTCCGTTCGACGAGAACGCCGCAGCCCACGCACGGGAGGGTGAATACGGGAGCCGAAGCCCAGTCCTTGCGGGGGATAGGATCAAGGGCGCAGTGATGTGCTCGGTGACCGCCGTGAGGCAAGCACTCAAGGTTGCTGATAGCGTTGTGGCCTTTGTCCTCGTCGCGGTGATGAACATCGTGGCCGTTTGGGATAGGGCCTCTCTCAGCCTCCCACACAGCGCGGTGCAAGCGAAGCGTGCGCTTCGGCCTGACGCTCTTGTCCGTCCGCTCGTAGTAGCCGCCTTTGTAGCGGTGCCACGTCTTCCCTCCCCATCGCAGGCAGCAATCGCACACAGCTCGTCCCCCGTCTCAAGCTGGTCCAATCTCGTCCAGCCAGATGCAAGGTACACCGGATGGTCCGCTGTGCCAACCAAATCCTCGCCCGCGCTAGTTGCCACGCGCCCGACAGCAGCACTGCGAACGCTGTTTGCGAGCACACGTCGCGGACCCCTGCGCGTCAGCACGAGCGCTCCCGGCCGCAAGGTTTCTATCGGGCGCGCCCCTTCGGGCGTCGCGACCTGCGTTCCTGCCACAAAACACCAAATACGGGTGTGTTGCGGACCACGCAAACGCTCGGGCTCCTCGGCCGAGAAGCCCCGGATCGTCGCGCCGTTGGACAGCGTGATCATCAGGTCTTGCTTGTTGTACTTCGCGATCGAGCCCGGGGTCGCCGAGGCGAGGATGCCAGCCGGTCCCTCGAAGCAGGTGTGGATGACGTCCGAGCGCGTCGGTGCAATCACTGCGCTGGGCAGGAGGCTGGGGTCTTCCATCGCCTCCTCGTAGACCCAGTTCGCGCCGGTTAGCGTCTTGCCGAAGCCGCGCCCCGCGAGCAGGCCCCACTCGGACCAGTCGGTCTCGGGTGGCAGCTGCTTGTCGCGTGCCGTGGCAAGCCACTTGGCGCGGTTAAGCACATACTTGAGGTCAGCCTCGCTCAGGAGCGTCAAGCGCTCAGGGTCAAGCCCCATCAGGCTCACAGGACTGCTCGTAGGCAACAGCCTGCTACCCGATACCGAGCGAGGTGAGGATGGTCACTCATCGGGGCTCCCCTGCCTGCGCAGGCCGCGCAGCACCCCGATGATCTCGCTGACCATCTCGCTCTTTGCTTCTATTTCAATAGGTTTGCCATCAGGACCGCTGTGCTCCTGCTTGGTGCTCTCGCGCCATTCCTTCGGGAAACGCGACGCCATGTTGCGGCTCCAGAGCGGGCCGTTGAAGTCCCTCGACCGCAACGCGGTGTGTGCCTGATCTTCCCACCAATTCTGCGAAAGTTGACGTGCAAGAGCAAGCGCTTCGGAAAAGTCAGGGTGCGCCGCAGGCCACGCTTCCTCCAGCGTGCTGCGCACGACACCGATGCGCGAAGCCATCTGCACAACCGAGCATCCTTGTGCTCCAAGCTGTACAACTGTCTCACAATATTCAGGTTTGTAGAGCGTAGGACGGCCAAACACGTAGCCCGGGGGCTTCGGTTTTGCGCGCTTGGCAGCAGGCTTCCTCGCCTTCGCTGCCGTCTTGGCCCCCGTTGTCATCCTGTGCGCTCCGCATGTGTCTCAGGCGTCGAAGCACCAGCAGATACATGCGAAGCACGCAAAAAGCAACAGGGGCCCGCAGAGCCTCAGAGGCTGTTCAGCTCCGCAACGAGCGCCGACAGCTCCGGGCTCTTGCTGGCGAGACGCGCGTAACGGTCCTTGCGCAGTTCCTCCTTGAGCGCCGCTTCGAGCTTCGCCTCGATCTCGGCCTTGCGCTTGGCGCGCGCCCGACGCTCCTCGTGCGCGGTGAGGTCGACACGATCGACGAGCCACTTCGACGCCTTGGCGTCACCAACCGCGATCTCGCGCACGGTGACCAGCGTCAGACCGTTCGAGGGGGTATCGACCACCACCTTGTCGCCGACCTTCACGCCCGGGATGTCGCACAGGTATGCGTAGCGCTTGTCGCCGCAGCTGTACCTCCGAGCAACATCCGAACTGAACTCGCAGCGCACGACACAGGTCTCGACGCCCGTCTGCTCGACCGTGTCCGGCGCGGACGAGAGCTTGCTGATCGCGTCACGGATGTTGGCCTGATAGAATGACCCGATGCCGTGGAGGTCAACGAGCTTCCAGTCCGGTAGCGCATGGACCTTGCCGACCGTGTCGTAGCCAGCCTGCAGCAGCCAGTGCACCGCCGTGCTTGATACGCCGTATTTGGTCAGTTCCCCGACCGGTACGTTCTCGATATTCATCATCTCTTCCTTCCGTTGTGTTGGGGCCCGGCACCGCCGGGCCCATTTGAAAA